CAATTTACTGGCGTATTTGTTCCTAAATTACTCCACACCGTGCTAGGTTCGCCAGTGATATTCTGCCAGTTTGCATTGGTATTGTCAGGTATTGGTTTCCAATAAACCGCAATTACATCCCCAACGCTTCCTGTTGCTGCATTTCCAGTAATTACTGAAAACACACTAACACCTACTGTCCCTACTAAACCTGTTGCCGCGTTACCAGTTAAATCGGCAGTCTTGCTATGCGTTACCGTTCCTACAGCACCAGACCCTGCAACTCCCGTTAAAGCCAACGTCAATGTTGGCGCTACCGTTCCTACTGCTCCTGTTGCTACATCGCCATCTTCTGCTTCTGAACTGCTAGGTATTACTGTTCCTAAAACTCCACTACTTACTACTCCGGTCAACGCTACAAATTTACTTTGAACTACAGTTCCTACCGCACCGCTTGCTGCTACACCTGTCAAAGCAACAGTTATAGTGACTGTCGCCGTTCCTACCGCTCCTGACCCCGCAACTCCTGTAAGAGCTACGGTTCTACTTTGCGTTACACTACCTACAGCACCAGCCGCATTATTGCCGGTAAGGATGGTTTCGCCATAGCCCCAACTACCGGAACTCCAAGCTCCTAGCCCCCATCCCGCCATGATTCACCCTTTAGGTGGTTGACAAGCGCAACAATGCGGTCGTGGTGGTATTAGAAGGCATAGTTAATGTAAACGTACCTGCGGTTACAGTCTGTGAACCAAACGTGTGAACAGAGATCGCTTTGTTTGACTGAGTGCTGTTATAAAGCAAAACTGTATCAAACGCAGTGGTCAAAGTTACTGTCGTGTAAGCAATAGAAGCCGATGGAGTCCAATAAGCTACGCCCGCAGTTGCAGAACTGTTGGTTGACGTAGGGGCTGTAGCGTTTGTTACCGTTACCCCGCCCGCTGAATAATTAGTTCCCGAAACTTCACCAGTAACTGTATAAGCTGTAGTGGCTGCATTAATGGTAGCCGAAGCTAAATATAGAGCCGCCTTAACCGTATCGGTTGTTGGAGCCGTTAAACTGCCTCTGGATACAATCGTAGACGTACCAAGCTGATGCTGACCTAGCATTAACTCAGACATAAACGACGTACACATGCTTTGTGTGTTTGCCATGATATTTCCTTTTACCCAATAGAAGCGAGTTCAGCACCCGCAAAAGATGGCACTTTTTTAAGAGTGACATGTACCGAACGGTGAACTAACTCACCACATGACCAATATTCAACCCAAGTTGTAAGTTCATTATCATTATCAATAGACCCCTCGCGCTTCTCCAGCAAGGATTCATCCATATCACCTTTAGTTGTCGTAATCAATTTGAACTCCTATGCAAGTCTAATGATGGCTGATGTGTTAGTAGCAGCAGGAAACTGAACGGTAAATGTGTTTGTAGATGTCTTGTCAGAACCAAAGTCTAAAACACACACAGTTGGGTTAGTCCCACCGTATTTGTAGATTAACGCGCCTCTGGCTGTGGTAGCCATTGTCCAAGACACATTAGAAAACGAGATGTATGCAGTTGTTCCAGAAGCGCCAACCGTAGGCACTGGAGTAACCGTTAATATGCTACCCCCAGCAGTATACCCTGTTGCAGACACTTCGCCATCAGTTGTATACACCGCAGTAGATGCGTTTAGAGTGGCTAGGTTTGTGTATAGCGCGATCTTAAACACATCTGATGTGCCGGTATTAAAGTTATAGGTTCCGCTTAACAGACCCGTTTTAAACACCGTGCAAGTGTAGTTCCCAGTGAATGCCATATTAAGTCACCGGAACCCTTGCCTGACCACTACGGTAGGCATCTTGACGCTCAAGCCCATCACCCAAGCGTTTGGCTAACATTAAGGCATCCTGATACTTCTTGTCGTAAAAAGCAATAACGTCAGGCTCACCTTTCATAAACGTGTAGCCTTCAACTAATGATCCATACAGTAACACTGAGTCAAAGTTATCCCCTAGCCAAGTTGTTGTAGCAGTGGTAATGCTCTCTGGGTAGAAGAAGTAGTGCAATTCTACCGTATAGGTTGCATCTGGTGTTGGACCAAGAATAAACGACAATTCTGTTGGATACGTGGAATTTGGCCCAAACAAAGCATAATGCTGTGGCAATCCGGTATCCGTAGGCGTTGGGTATGCTTCACGTATAAAGTTAACATCTTTGTTAAGTAAAAAACTATATGCCCCAGTAGCATCCACAACAGCTAAAGAATATGAAGCTAGAAAATCGTTGGGGGCAGATAAATACTTATTATTAGCTGTGACTGTTCCGGTTACGTTTTTACGCAACGATGGGAATTGAACCGTGTTAAATATACGTTGCTCGGCTTGAGTGATAAAGGTGTTTATCTGCTCTGTGCTAGTAATTGTAGTCGTGCCTGTCCCTGCGCTATTCGTAAAAGAAGTCGCTGGAAAATCGTTTTCAAGGTAACCCTTGATGTCTTCAAACAACGTACTGTAGTTCACAGTCTATCCTTAAGCCATTGGGCCGTATGCTTTAGTGCCTTTGGTAGCCGCGCCATTACCACGAGTTTCAACGCCCGTAGTTTTAACATCGGTCTGTGGGTAACCGTTCTCACCCGTGCCTTCAGTATTAGGTTTTGGCTGCTTGTATTTGTTTAACGGAGCTTCACCCCAACCAAAGAACTCAAATTTGTCGTTAGACATTATCGACCCCTTCCAGATTTCTGGTTCATAGCACGAGCTACGTTACGCCCATACTTTTTAGCGTCCATTGAAGTGATGCCGCCTTTTTTCATGCCGTGCAGTTTCTTCTCGTGAACTTTAACTTCTTTATCAGCGATTTGTTTAACTTCTTTGCGATCCATTATATATCTCCTAAGTAACAGCTACTGTGACAGTTCCAATTGATATGCTTAAAGCTAAGACGTTTGGTGTTAAACCATCATCATTTGCCCTAGACCCACCAACGGGATTCCAACCCCATTCAAATATACGACTACCGCCTTCAGGCGTTCCATTTGCCAGAGGCCCTGTTCCAGTAGGATTAATTTGTAGCCCACTGTTACCAGATGTTACGTAACTCACATCCGGTCTTGGTTCTCTTACTGCTTGCGGATCATCAACCGGATACATACCTAATTGTAACTGAGGATGATCTTGTTCCCAACATTCAGGACATACCTTAATCGGCACGTTCTTTGTCTTAATAACTAACGTCTTTAACTGTGTAAGTTTAAACCTAAATCCACACCGATCACACTCCGCAATTGCATTTTTTCCAGAAGAAAATCTATTTGGCATAACATCACCCTATAAATTGCTGTCTAGGCACAAAACGTATTGCGGCTTTTTCCCTATCTTCATCTGCTGCAAGCTGAAATTGTTGCTCGTAATCTGCCTTCAACATCATAATTCTATTGGGGTCAACATTAGGTAACTTCATGGATAAATGACTTGCTAACCCTGCAACCATACACGGCATAAACCTAAATGGTATATCTTGCCCGTTGATACCATTACCGGCATCTTGGATGCGTCTTAAACGCCAGTAAACAAACGTGTAGGTCTGGCTGTTGTCAGGGGTAGGCCATACATGTATCTTAGGGTAAACAACCGTTCCTGTTGAATTTGTGGCCCCCGTCAAACGCTGAATCCATACTTGAATAGGTCTACCTTCAGCATTTTTGTTAGGGATAGTAGCGTACGTGGAAACGCTAATACGCGTGATGTTAATGTCAGTTTGGTTCTGCCCCGTGCCTGTACGTATCACGTGGTCAAGAAGATCAATAGTATCAACGGGTAAGTTATAGGCAATTTGTTGGTAGGTTAAAACTTGCTGGCCTTGCTCAATAGTCCACAGGTTAATACCACGATTAGCCCACTCCATAGTGAGTAGGTTCAACGAACGCCTTGCAGTCCGCATGTCATAGCCAGACCGCAGTTCCGCACCACAACGCTCGAACGCTTCCTCAACCAAGTTATTAAGGTCAAGGTTGAACGCTGTCGTATCTGTGGTCTTATAAGCCATTATCTAAATCTCGCTGTCTTTGTTGCGATGCTTTTCGGTTGTGCTACAAACTGCTTACCTTTTGCTTTACCTGCTCTTTTTGCCTTGGTTGTTGCGGCGTACTCAGCGGGGCTAAGACTCTTAATTGCTGCTTCCGGAAGATACCGCTCTCCCGTTTTACTCGATGGCTTACCAGACTTGGTACGCCACTTTTGATCTCCCCAAGCCTTTAGGGACTGTTGCGGTGCTTTCATTCAAAATCTTCAGCAGTTAAGCCAGATTCTTCAAAAATCAAATCTTCAATAACTTCTTCTGTACCGCAAGTGCATGGCCCACCTTCTTTAATGGCGCATTGGCACATATGTTTTATATATTCAATCACGATAACCACCTCCGGCTTTTTTGTATTTCTTTGCTACTAATTGCGCTTTACGGGCTGACCACTGCCCCGCGCCTGTACCCTGTGTTGCTTCTGCTTTAACTTGTGAAACAATACGTTTGCGAAGACTAGGCTTAGTATAGTTCCCCGCGGCATTAACCCCGCCGCCTTCTTTATACAACCCAACGGGTTCATTCCCATCACGTTTTTTAGTCGTCTTGGGAATTTTAGAGGGGGCTATTGCCCCCATGCCGCGAGAGGGTTGCATTTAGCACATCGTGCCGCGTGTTTTACCGCGAGACTCAATGCCGCCACCACGAGCAAACTTAACTACACCGCCGGTTGCCATCTTAACCATAGCACCTTTGGTTTTGCCACGGGACTCAATACCACCGCCACGAGCGTAAGTAGCCATGTGACTCATGCTTTGCTGGTCTTTGGCAACATCTTTAGCAGAACGAGACATACCACCTTTTTTCATGCCTTTCATTTCTGCTTCTTCATGCTTTACCATTGAAGCAGGAGCGCCCTTCTTCTTAAAGAAGTTAACTTCTTTCTTTACCATTGCTTTGGATTCCATGACATTCCCACCTTTTTTAAAAGTTTTGGTGATTTTACCACCACGTTTATAGCCCATATTTCTGTCACCTACGGAACCGGGTTTACCGCGAACATAATCGTCAAACTCTTTGTTTTTTGCGGCGGTTTCTTTAGCTCGTTTAGCAGCTTTAATTTTATTAGCGGCTTCTTTAGCTTCTTGCGCCCCACGCATAGCTCTAACTTCCGCAGTTGTTAGCGGCACTGATTTAACTGCTTCTTTAGCCATCAACCTACCTAACCCAGCCCGAACAAACGGTGCTGCTGGGCCAGCAAGAGCAGCAGCAGCAGTCGTTGCACCCGTAATGCCAACATTCCTGGTAATTCTTTCTCGATCTTCATCAGTTAACTCACGACCCGCACGAGTACTTGATTTTTTATTTAAGCCTGTAACCGCGCTAGTATCATCTTCTTTAGGCCTAGTCCTTAATTCGTTTCTATCATCAACTTCTTTAGCAACGGGTTCGTTGTTTACAGTGGGTGTAAAACTCCTAGTTTTTGCTGATGAACTGCCCCTACCACCCATTGATGAACTTTCTTCCACATCTGCTTGGGGTCGTCTTTGGTAGTCTAACAATTCACCATCCTCACCTTGCCCACGGCTACTATATACTTTTTGACTACTTGCGCGGGTGTCTTTATCATAGTCTACGTCGCTACCTTCATCACCGTTATAGCGTTTAACTTTACCGCCGTGTTTCATACCAGAAAATTTCTTTAAGTTTGCGTTTGGCATATCCATTGCTCCATGTTTAGTGTCAGGATTATTAATCTTTGCATTACCTCTAGGGGTAAACTTACGCCCTCTGTCAGCGGCAGTAAAATCCTGACCTACAGACTGAGGAACCCCTGCTTTTTTAGCAAACGATGGGTTGTTAGCAATCGCTGCCATAAAATTATGTTGCTTTTTAGATACGGAGGGCATTATCTTTTCTGCCGTTTAAATAAATTTCTAATAGTTTCGGTTTCCCAAAGTCTAACCGACATATAAATCAGTATCACAATGCTACTTGCAAGGGTTACAACCGGCGGTAACCACTGCATAATGTTACCTATACCTATCGTTAAGGCAGCGCCATCAGCCATTACTTTAACGTCGTGAGTTTCCATTTAGCATTTCCATTGACGCAAAGATTTGTTGATACGTGAATTAGGATCGTTTGCTGTTTTCGCACTCGTCAACTTCTTCTTCATACCGGTCATCCTCGCGCAAAACGAAGTCTTGCGGCTGCCACCTTCGGGTTGTGGGGCTTTTAATCCCGGCTTCCCCGGATTGGCTGCATTGTAGGAAGCGCGACCTTTGGCGTTTAAACCGCCTTTGGGGTTCTTGCCTTCTTTGCGAGTCCATGCTGGAGACTTAGCCATTTGCCACCTTAAGTTCTTGTGGTTTAAACATCGGATAAAGAACATCGTTACCAAAATCACCTTCGTATTCTTGAACGCCCATGTGACCTAGTTTGATCGTTGGGTCAATCCATACTTCGTAACCTTCTTCTCTTGCACGGTCGCAGAACAGGAAGTCTTCACCCATGTAACCTTCTGGCGTTGACTTGAAATCAAAGAACGAAAACAACGTCTTACCTGCACGTTGATCTTTGTATTCCCACTCAGGATGCTTGTCACGTAGGGTTTCAAACACCTCACGCTTAATCATCATAAATGCTGTTGCTACACGCTTTGCCCTAACCAATCCCATAGCGTTCATGGTTAGCGAACCACTATCTTCATCTAACGTGGCAATGTATGTTTTATCAGCTTTACGAACTGTTGGGACACCGGCAGCAATGCCTTTGTCCGTAGTCCAAGCCAACAACCTAAATACATCTTCTGCCGCAAAATTAATATCTGCATCTATAAACAACAAGTCTGTACACTTTGACTCAAGAAAATCCTGTGCTAATAAATTCCTAGCGCGAGATACTACTGAACACCCACATATGCTACCAATCTGAATTTCTACACCATGCTGCAATGCTTGCTGACCAAAATGCACTAACGAAATAGCCATCTTTATTGATACTTTAAAGTCGTAAGCAGGTAGAGCTATAAATATTCTACGTCCATGCAGATCAAAGGCTTTTTCTTGATTCATGTGTTATCCGTAAAAGACTGTGATTCCAGTGACAGAACCAACGCTAATTGTAAGATATAGCGAAGTTTTAAATACAATACCTTCACCGGGAATTGACACATAGTAAGGAACAGGGTTTGTTTGTGATGCAATATCTATTTGGCATAAAACAGTACCACCTGACCCGCCATCACGAAATTCAAATGTAGCGGCAGTTGCAGCTACTGGGGCTATAGAAAACCCTTTTAACCTTGCTCTTCCAGCAAACAAAGAACCAGCGGCACTTAGATGCGCCGAACTAACGTCTGTTTGAGTAGACATAATTAATCTCCTAAAGTGTTAATGGGGGCCGAAGCCCCCTAGATTAATTAAGCTGATGCTGGGAACTGTGCGCCATCGGAATTAGCAACAACGTAACGGCAAGTAATTTGAACAGTACCAGCAGTGCTAGGTGCGCCAGTGGTAAATGTTGGAGTTGCGTATACGATTACGTCTGTTGAACCAATACCAATACCATTTGGTGATGCGGTTGATGCTGCGCCGCAATATGCAGCTAACTGGGTTGCGGTAAGCGTTGGGCTTTGGCGACCGGCAGTAAGAATGGTGGTTGAAGGGTAAAACAAGTTGGCAGTTGTGCCATCGCCAATAGTCATTACGGCAGCAGTTACAGTGCCTGATAATGTGACTACAGTATCAACAATAAAATCTATAATCTGTGCGCCAGCAGGTAAAGTAAAACACTGAATAGCGGCGGCAGATGTTTGTCCAACCATGTTGATTTTTTTGGTCTGGGCGCAAGTAGTTGCACCTAAATTTTCAATCGTTCCAACAGTAGTTCCGGTGGTATTTTTAATAGTACCCAATAGCCAAGGGCCAAGATGCGTAGCAAACGCCATGATAAAACTCCTTATGCACAAGTCCCCATATCATCGGTGCATCGTCCCTCTAGGTGGGCTGATATGAGTAGAAAGTCCTAGACCTGCTAGCTTTATATCAGCTATTTTTTATAGTGTCAAGCAAATAGGGTATTATCCAAACATGACAACTAAAGACCCCCAAACTAAAAAAGCGTACCATACTGCGTACTATCAAGCCAATGCAACAAGGCTTAAAAAAACAAATATAGATAGGAAACGAGCTGCAAAAGAAAAATGGACGTTATTTAAATCCACCTTAAAATGCGCAAATTGTGGTGAAAACCATCCGGCGACTCTAGACTTTCATCATGTAGAAAAACATCCTGATAACAGGCATGTCTATAATCTTACCAGCAATGGAGCGTATAAAAAAGCTATTAAAGAAATAGAAAAATGTATCGTATTATGTGCAAATTGCCATAGAAAAGTACACTATGAGGATCATAAAAAGAAAAAGGAGGCCGAAGCCTCCCTAGTTAAAACTTACTCTTCTTCCTCTTCCTCATCTAGTTCACTATCGTATAAAACCCAAGAATCTTCTTCTTCATCGTAGTAGTACCAAGCATCTTCTTCATCATCGTAAATCCACTGAGTACCGTTCTCATCTTCCTCAACTTCATAATCATCAATATCAAACTCTTCTATCTCTTCTATCTCTTCTATCTCTGGAAAGTTATAGATAATAACAAACTTTGTAAACACATTCATGGTGGTCTCCTAAGTGTATTGGGCTACAGCAATATTTGCTGCGTAGCCATGTTAACTTAAAACTAAGTAGGAGTTATTACAAAATAAAAAGCCCCCGGTTAGGGGGGCTTAGTGAAGCTAAGTGCTTGATTTTATTACTAAGCACCAGAACTACCGAAGATGCCCAACGGGTCACTCCAACCGAAGCTGTAACGCTCGCGGCTCTTGTAACGTACGTTACCGGTATCAAAGTCTCCATCCATGCTGTTAGACAGCGGGGTACGAACGAAGTGCTTCAAACCATTAGGAACATCAGTCATGAGGAACCAGCCGTTGGTGTCGGTCAAGAAGTGATTGACGCGATAACCTTCAGGAATGGAACCCATAGTCTTGATTGCGTTCACGTCATTGTCGGTCGTGCCAACGCGTAACTCTGTTTCGAGCAAGCGGGTAGCAACGAACATCAAGTTTGGTGGAACAACCAATTTACGAGGTTTAGCAGCGATCAACAGACCACGTTCGTCAGTCCAACCTGCGATTTGAATTACAGCCGCCTCAAGGGAGGTTTCGTTCAAATCAGCTTGGGTGGTGAAAGTGTTGCTGTTGGTGCCACCAGAAACCAACGGATGTGCAGTCGAACATAAGACTACGCCATCACCGCCGGTATAGCCAGACGAAGCAAAAGCGTTGTTCAATACTGACGCAGCTTTAACTTGCTTGGTGTATGCCATAGCGCGGGCTAATGACTTGGTATAACGTGATGACAAGGAGTCATACAAGTTATCTTCGATCGCTTCTTCAGTGACCGAGAAACCAAGAGCAATAGTTTCGTGGTTGTAACGAGCAGTCCAAGCTTCTTGTGCATTGTCGTAAGCGATGGCATTGCCCTCGTTCTTAACAGGTGCAGCAGAGAAGCCAGACAACTTCGTCTCTTCTTCAAATGAACGCTCAGAGGTTTCTGTTTCAAAAATCTCTTTGTGTTCTTCGCCGTAACGCTTGTACTCCATACCAAACAATGCGTTCAGTCCGGGTAAAAGCTCTTTAAGTAGCTGGGCGCGTGAGATAGCCATTATTCATTCTCCTTAGATGCCAGTTGGATTCAGGTACATGTGCATACCTTGATTCCACTTAACAATAACTTCGGTATAAGAACCCGAAGAGTTGGTTGTTTCCGCGACCACATCTACGATACGGATTGGGAAGGTTGAAGTCGTAGCATCCGGTGCAATAATCGCAACAGCGCTATCACCTGTAGTGGTGCTTCCGGTATTCTGAACTAGAACAGCGTTAGAACCAATAACAGCAATAGTTTTGCCGGTAATTGTAGTGGTGCCACTAACGATAGCCACTTTAAACAACGTGTCGGGATCATCAGCTACATAAGCGGTAGCATCAGCAGTCACGGTGCTTGCGGGCCAATATTGAGCAAAGATTTTTTGATTGGTGTTTGGACTTGTGTAAGAACAGCCCAAGAATACGCCAACCGGTGTAGCAGCATCAGTGCCCACGTCTTTACGGATCGTACCACCAGCTACTAGTTTAACGACATCGCCATAATAAATGGAGGTGCCTTCGCCACTAGCAATAAACATCTGGCGGGTTGAGCCTGCAAAAACTTGACCACCGATCAGGTTTATGGGTTTAAGCCCATAAGGTGCACTGACAGTAGGGTAAGCCATTATTAATACTCCTAAAAATTAAATTAAACAGCGCCACGACCAAATGTCGTTGTAGATTTTCGCTCATTAAATAGCGGCATCCGCGGATCATTGGTCTTCATAAAGCTATTGTCAACTGCTTCAATCTGCGATCGAGCAACATTACTATAATGCGCGTTACGTTGCGTTACCATTTTTGCAGATGCTTTGCATAACAATAAACCACCGATCTCTACATTGTCTTTAAAACGACTATTCGGGTCTACATAAGTCATCATTTCGGGATGGTCAACGGCCTTCACAGGTACCCAACCTTCACGAAATTTTGATGCCGTATTAGTAGCATCAGCTTGTCCCATAAGAGCAGTACGGATATACCGAAAAGCATAGCCTTCCTGTGGGGCAGGAAAAGGTAATGTCTCAGGGGGTTTCCAAGACTCTTCCCGAGCTTCAATTTCCCGGGTTTGTAATTCACGAGCTAGTCTATTTTCAGCCATTGTAGTTCTCCAATTTGCGTACTTCACGTGCGTAAGCCTCTGGGGTAATTCCCAGCCTACGAGCTATGGCAGCACCAGACCTCGTAATGGTTACGCTTCTCTTTGTCGCGGACGTTCGCGTTACCGGGGCCACAATTGTGGCTGGTTTTGCACGTTGTACAGGTTTACCCTGCTCACGCGGTGGTTCGACTTCCTCAGTGTACTCGTCAAAGTTCTCAGGAAACCGTTGCTTCATAGTAGCGTCGACACGTTCATAGTAGTCATCGCTACGCGGGTCGATACCCGAGCGAACTAATTTTTCATGCAACCCTAAAGCGAGGCTAGTCATTTCCTCATCAACCCCAAACCACGTATTTCTTTCACGCCATTTTTCGGCCTTCGGATCAGCAGTTGTAGGTCTGGTTTGTTGCTGTTGTACACTATTTCTTTGTGGTTGTAAAGAAGGACGCATAGATTGAATTTCACGGAGTTTAAACTTGGCATCCGTTAGTTCTTCTTGTGCATCCGCAATCATGTCCGCATCCCCTGCCTCGTACGCGCGTTTCATGCGTTCTTTGGCGGCGGCGATCTCACCGTTAGCGCTCTTGGCAATCTCAGCGACAAATACTTGCTCACCATGCCCTAACCGTTCCCGAAGAGATTGGACTTCTAATTCTTTGGCGCGGGCATAGTTAATAGCCTCTTCCCGTTCTCGGGTGGCAGATTCCTTTGCCCTGCGCTCGTCATGCCAGACTTTTTTCATCTGAACTAGACGTTCCTTAACTTTGTCAGAAAACTCCTCTAACCCATCGTCCTCTTCAAGTGCTTTGACTTTAGATGGAGGTAGCGGTCTGGCTTTACGACGACCCTGATCTTCTACTGGGGTATCGTCAACAATTTCAACTTCAAGGGAGTCTTCAGCTTCAACTTCCTCATTTACTGGAACTTCTTCTACTTCATCAGGGAATTTAAACTCAGACATAAATCACTCCTATTTGCGTTTGATCCCGCGAGGGTCTTGCACAGTTGATTCAACTGAATCATCGTTAATAATGCGGAATTCTTTGCCGTGAATTGACAATTTAGTTCCGGTATGGGGCCTTACAATGATGAAATCACCTTCCTTACACCAAGCTCCAGTGGGGAATTTCTTTTCGTCTTTGTAGCAATCGGGTCCCAATTTCACTACAAACAGCACGGTGGTTAGAATTTCTTCGTGTTCCAAAGTGATGTCGGCTTTGATAATCCCACTCTCATACTTCTCCTCTAACACCGGTATGGCGCAAAGGATTCGGTATCCAACGGGGTCAGGTAGTTGTCGCGCTTTCTCCTGTATATCTTCAGTCATCTTCATGAGTCTCCAAACGATGGGCAAGGTCTGAAATGATTTGCTTTGCGTAGTCCAGACCCTGAATAACTCCGCAAAGGTTTTGGTACTCGGGATAATCTTTTACAGTGCCTCTACCAATGTAACGCTCGGTATCAGCACGGCGTTCCTCTAACTTAGAGGAAACGTAATCTAGCGCGGTATCGTAATTCACTCAGGTTGTCCTTTCGGGGCTGATTGTTGGGTTAACATGTCATGCTTTTGTCTAGCAAGGTCTATTCCCATTCTGGTGCCTTCAATTTCACCTTGTTGCTCAAGATTGGCTTTAGACTTACTAATATCTATGCCAAGTCGGGTTCCATCTATTTCCTGACGACCGGTTATTTCTAGTTCACGCAGTTTCAACTCGTCGGCTTTTGACGCTGCATCCAACATGTCCTTCTGTTTCTTACGTTCCAATTCACCCTGTTGAATTTGGAAGTCCTGCTGTGCTTGCTGCATTTTTAACTGTAGTTCTTGCTGTTGCATTTGAATTAATGGGTCTTGCTGTGCCTGTTGAATCTGTTGCTGTGCGGCTTCCCCTTGGTTCTTCTGCAATAGCTGTTGTGCGGCTTGGGCTACCAACGTAGATAACTGAGTCTCTACTTCTGGAGAAAGTTTTTCGTCTTCAGATGGTAGGCTTGCACCCAATTGTTGCTCAATCTCAACCCTATACTGGAAAGCTACGTGTTCCATAATGTGAGCCATACCTGCGGCTTGCATAGCTTGTGCTTGTGGGTTTTGTGCCATCACTTGCATCAACTTGGGGTCTTTCATTGCCGCCATATGTACACCCAAATGCGCCTGATGATCCTGATAACTAAAGGCTTTAACAGGTTTACCGGTCATAATGTTCATGTTCTCAGATACTGGATCGGTAGGCTTCTGGTCATCCTCAATAGGCACAAGTTTGTCAGCGTTTTTAATACCTAACGTCTCAATGATTTGACGATGCAAGAGGGGTAGGTTATAGAGCTGAGGTGCTCCAGCGGCAAGCTGCATTACTGCCTGATACTGAACAACTCGTTGCGCCATTGTGGAAGCATTAGGGTCAGACACGGGGATAACTGCAACCATGTCGTAATCACTTCGTTTAGCTTTTCTTTCACCTACTTCTGGCTCGTAATCGTATTCCTCGGGGGTATTGTCACGTATAATTGCTGACAGCAATCTAAACTCTTGTTTCATTGCGTAGTGAATCCGTGCTTGAACCGCACTCATCACTTTCAACATACGCTCTAAAATAGCCAAGGTAGTCCCAACTGGGGACTGCGCAGACATGTCGCTAGTCTTTAAATCAGCAACCGCCGCAAACCGTCGACCATCTTCAACAATCTGATTAAGCAACATGACTAGCGTTTGGCTAGGTTCTTTGTAGGGCAACAACATAATGTTGTCTTTAATTACACCGCCGGGAATGTCCACGTCTCTAAACTCACCCGGAGCGATTGGGGTGTCATCACCTTTAATACGAAGCCCGCGAGACTTTAAACCGCCCGGAATGTTGTTTAGCGTTCCTGCGTCTACAAGCTGGCGTAACAAAGAAGTGCTTGATGTTGCGTGACCACCAACCAAATGAATCAAACCAAACGCATAGAACCCAAAGCCGGGAATATAGGAGTAGTGCACAAAGTGCTGGCGTTTTTGCTTTAACTCGTCATCTTCGTTCCAGTTACGACGAATGGCTAAGATAGTGCCCGTGCCCTGCTCAAGTGTAACCACATACGGCAACGCAATACCGGTAGGCTCATCACCCGCCTCGTCTTCAAACCCTTCAAGATCAAGGTCAACATGTATTTCTAATAGCGAATACCGATCATCGTCTTCCGCAGAAAACCCTTGTTCTTTAGCTTTTTGTTTCTCAATATCGTCTAAGACACGCGTGGGTTCACCAAGATCAACTTCTCGATAAAACCCAACATCCTGTAGTTTGGCAATCTCATTCTTGGTCTTACGCATCCGATGGGCTACCCGTTCGGCTGACTCAAGGTTTTTAGCACCGTAAGGGACAACTATATCTTCGGCTGATATAAACGCGGCTACCGGACGATCTATTGACGGGTCAAAGTAAATCTTCTTAAACGCATTACCCGCAAGACATAAGGAGAACAGCAACCGTTCATGTTCTGGGCGATACTCTATCATTCGTTCGGTAAGCTCGTAGTTCATATCGTCGGCTACACGAATAGAGGCATCCCGCTTCTCGTTGGTTTCTTTCCCAATAATGGTTGTCTTTACAGGACCCGAAGACGGGAACGTCTCCATAATAGTCTCAGACTGAAACTTAACCGCGCTCTCCATTAGCAATGGGTGGAACACACCGCAAGCCCCAGACCACGGCTCACTACGTTCTTCATACTTAACGCCCAAGAGTTTTAAGCCTTTGACGTAGGTCTCCATCCAATCTTTACGTGCCATGATGTCGGAATTGTGATCTCCTAATAACTCAGAACTTAGGCTTTGCAATTGCGACTCAGGGATAATCTCAGCAAGGTTTGCGTTGAAATCTTCGGAGTTTTCTTCCCCATCTTCAAAGTCTATCTCCATACCGCCAATGCCGATATGCACGGACTCTGGGTCTTCAATCTCAATTTCTAGATCGGGTTCTTGGTCATCAAGAGATTCTAATCCTTGGGGGGCTGCGTAAAGTGCTTTACTTATTGCCATGATATTTACCTTCTGCTTTTTAGCTTTGTGGTGTTAGTTGCGGGGTCATAAACAAACTGACCGGTGGATTTCTTTAGCCTTGTAGCCGTTCTATCTATAGCGCGTTCTTCCGCGGTCATGCGGTTACGCGCGGCACCTTTAAAAGTAAATGTTTTTCCATCGGGTTTTAAAAACCCACGTTTTATTAGCACCGCTATTACTGCACCACGGGGATCAGAAGGCGGATTAACTTGCGTTCTCATCTGCTCGGTCAAGCGTTCAATCAATTGCCCGCGCCCCATAAACTTTTGTGTAGCCATATTAGTAATAACCCGCGTAGCGTTTGGATTTAAAGAATTTAACTGGGTCTTTCTCGTCTGTATGTAGCCGTAAAAACCCGCCTTGTCTGAACCGCATTAGTGCTAGGGTGGTTGAGTCTACCAAGTCATCATGCTCCCCTGCGGGAAATGACGCTACCTCATCCACTACTTCTTCAGCCCAACGTGTTTGGGGTGCCCATATAATACCTGATGAAAACATATCAGACACCGAGTTCAAACGGCTAATTTTATCGTTACCTTTGCTGGGGGTAAACTCCTGCACGATAATTCCCATTGCCCGCAGTTCATAGATTAGCGGCGCGCCAGAGGCTTTCTTCTCTACAATAAACGCGTCGGGCTTCCACTCCATGTAGTGCTCGTAGGCAACTCTCTTGAGTTTGGGAAACTCCATCCGTTCTCTTATTGAGTTCAACAGGATAATATTTGCACCGCCTGTAGCGGGATCGTCGGGAGATTTCTCAGGCCACCATACTCCCCAAGTGGTGCAAGCACTAAAGTCAGCCCGATTGTTTTTTTCAAACGCCGTATCCCACGCTTGGATAATAAACTCACACTTTGGAGGTTCCTCTTCTTCCCAGACCCTCCACCAATTGCGCTTAACAATAGCGCCTTCTTCTGATGTAGGGTTCTGCTGATATTGCGCGTTCCACTGATACGATGGCATGGACGCTTTTGTTTTCATCAACGCTTCTAGCGACCATTGTTCTGGCCAGAGTGACCGCTGACTAATATGTAGGTCGCCGTTGCTGTCGGTTGTCTCTTTCTCTAACACAGCAGGAAACTCTACCACGTCATACTGATCTGCCCCGTCATTCATCACCATGTCTTTAACTACCCGACCGGTCAGATCATTTAACGCCCAACGAGTCTGCACAATAGCTACTCTACCCCCCGGCATTAAACGTGTTCGCGCACCGGTAGTAAACCATTCATACGCTTTATCAAACACATCTAAGTTACCGTTGATAATATCTTGTTCATTATGTGGGTCATCAATCAATAGTAAGTCCGCGCCGCGACCTGCAATAGCACCGCCCACACCCACCGCAAAATACTCTCCACCGTGATTAGTGTGCCAACGCCCTGCGCTTTTTGAGTCTTGACTAAGCTGAACACCCGCTTTCCCACCAAAAACAGCCTGATAATCTTCACTTGCAATGAGGTTTCGCACCTTTCTACCAAAGTCAATAGCCAAATCAGCCGTGTGAGACACCATCATTACCTTTTGATTAGGGTGATTTCCTAGAAACCATGCGGGAAAATAGTAGGAAACTAGGTGAGATTTGCCAAATCTAGGTGCAATATTGACCGCAATCCGTTGTTTTGAGCCATTTGCTAGGTCTTCAAGCAAAGAAGCTAGCCTTTTATGGTGTGCACCTATCATATAGGTGGGTTCAATGAACTTTACAAAGTCTAAAAGGGTTATTTTGGCTGCTCGAATGGCTTTTCGGCGGCTCAACTCGTTAATTAACCGCAAAACTTCTTCTTTTTGTGCCGGAGGAAGCAGTTTTACCTTACTTTGAACACTATTTAAATCAATTGTCGTCATTTTCGTCTTCAACTAGGGAGTCTACGAACTTAACGAGGTCTTTTTCAGGGGGTGGCTCAACGGTTTCTTCCTGTATATCTTCTTCGGGTTCGTCCACAATCTCTGCAACACCCATATACAGTTCGAGCTTTTTAGTTAGCTCGGCTTCAAGCTCTGCGTCGGTCTTCATTTTATGGGTAACTTCAACGCGGTCAGTAAATAACCCCACGTCTTTCATCTTACCCAACAACTCAAGGGCTTTAATCCGTATCTTCCCATCATCGTGCTCAGACTCTTTGAGCAACTTGTTCTTTACATACTCCCGAATACGCACCGCGCTATTTACCAACTCGTGATCGTACTCCGATAGCATCTTATCCAGATGAGTGAGCGCGGCGGTTGGGTATTGGGCAGCTTCAAGCGGGCTAAACGCAGGTTTCTTAGGGTCGGTTACCTTTAAAAACATCTCTCGCGCAACGGTTTTATCTGCGGCGGTTGCGGGTTCTGCGTCTGGGAACATCATCTGCATCGTGTTACAAGCAAGTCTAGCCCGCTCAATGGCGGGCAACGATAACAGTGATACACCATCCGTAATATGGATGTGCGGTTCTGGGGTTACTTGCATATTAACTCCAAGATATTTATACGAAACATACACGTATGGAACCAAAAAAGCAAGTGGGGGGTATTATTTTTTAGAATAATAGGGTGGGGGGGGCTATGTTCAAAATACTACATGGGGGGGTCTAAAGTTGAGAAATACGCATCGTTCACGTAAAACACAGCGTAAGCGCGAGGGCGGGACTCCTAAACCTATTCAGGGGGGATGGGGTGCGGTAGGGGTCAGGGGATAGCGTAGCGGACAGCTGTCCGCTGGCATTGGTTATCTTCAATCACCTATTGACTATTCATAGGATAAGCGTAGAATTGGAACTGTCGATGAAGCAAATCGATACATGTAATTAACTTACTTACGGAGTTTTAAATAAGATTATGACAACATTAAAATGTATGGCATCAAACATTGTAAAAAACGCTGATTCATTAACACAAAGCGAAATCAAACTATCTGAAGCCATTGCAGTATTCGTAGGCAAAGGTGGCAAGATAAACGATGTGCTAACTACAGTGCGGACAATTAACAAGGAAGTAATTAGCATCAAAGCATTGCGCGAAGGTAAAGCAGGTAACCCTAGTTACGCTCTCGCACTAACAAGGTATGAGCGTATCAGTAAAGCCAATCAACGGCTTTTCCCCAAAGTAGCAAGTGCCACTACTAGCAAGCGTGGCACTAAGGGCACAGCAAAGAAAGGGAAACCGGTAGGCGTAATTGGGTCTGCTAGTGGCTTGGTTAAACTGAATCGGCAAATCATCGCAACCATTCAGAAAATAGAGAAGCCAGATTTTGATGCCGCTCGAGTGATTGCCGCTTATCAAGTATGCAATGACCAATTGATACCAAAGAAATAGGTAGTGCAGGACAAGCCCTGAGCCGAAAGGTTCAGGGTTTTTTTTCGCCTCGTGTCACCAGTTCTTCGGGGGTCTGAGGGTCGAAAGGGGGCGCGTGAGGGCGCGAGTGAGTTTGCCCATCGGTTGGCGAGTTGGCGAGTTGGCGGGTGGGCGTTGGTGGGTGAGTGGCGCGCGTTGGGCAACGGACATTGTCCGCTGGAGATTAATCAGGTGGCGCGGCGCGCCACAGCAAAAACTGGCGATATAGGCGTTGGCAACGGACAATGTCCGTCAGGAATATTTAATAGGTGATTTAGTATGTGTCAAATATTGCACAGACCTTGTTCCAATGTTCCGGAAAAAAAGGGCGTTGGAACACGTTTTGGAACAAGCTTTTCAGGGGCATCAATTTTTATAAGTCATTGATATATATATATAATATAATAATAGTAATAGTAATAGTAATGTCAATGTTCCAATGTTCCGTTTTTTTTATTAAAATATGGCTGACCTGAAAAATACGTGTCAAATATTGAACATGTATAGAATTGAACACAAGTTCGGAGCGACCTCGGCTGCCGTGTATTTGCGTTTCACCACGGAACATTGGAACATCGCCACCTAACGTGTTGATTGCATTACCCTTTTTCATACCCGCGTCACACTTTACATTAGGAACATTTGGAACACCCTTGATTCCATTACATTTCCCGCCCTTCTATCCTAGTGTTCAAAACTTGACATAGGAACATATCTATGGTATACTCGTATTGTAAGTGAAAAGTTTGACAAAGTTAGGTAGCGGCTGCGGTAGCGGACATTGTCCGTTGAGGTCACCGAGGTTATGCGCCAGACACTATCACTCCCGTTCTTTAACAGTTTAGAGTAAGACCACAGAGCCTAGCGGACATTGTCCGTTGGGGCGTATTCGTTTAGCCGTGTGCTACGTAGTGTATGTCGTGGTGCTTGAACCCGTTGAGTCTACCTTGTCAGTTGCGCAGGTCGCGTAGTTTGCCCTTGCTGTCAGCAAAGCAAGTAGATGTAGGATTCATCGGACAACCCAGATCGACAACATCGTAGCACGCTAACATAAAAAACTGGCGATGCACTCTGTGCTAGGGGCAATACTTAATGTGTGTAGAACCGATAGACAGCGGGGCTACTCAAGCGGCTAGGTGTAAGACTATACAACACGTGGAAGATTCTATACGTGTAGCCTAGATCGCTCGTATTGCCGATGGTGAGCCTAACACCCAGTGCGGACTGCGACAAGAACATGCAGACGCTCACAACTAATACTGAAAGCCAGCGGACAATGTCCGCTGCGACCAACCAACCGCGCCTTGGTAGACCAACATCAGGGCGCACCCCATAGCGCATTGCACCCAGTAGTGCGTTATGCGGTGTAAACGCACCATAACTAATCACGGAGAGATAACATGAAAGCAACACAAGCAATAAACCGTAGCACCCCGATGGACTTGCTCATGATGCAACAACCGTTTAACCCTGATAGAAAGCATGAGCAAATGTATTCACGAGAACAGATCGAGGCGTGGCTTGTCTCGATTGGTAAAACCCGCAACGGACAACGTCCGTCAACCATTAACAAGTAAACAGGAGAGATACCATGCCAGCATCTACGTTCCCATTATCTTCATACTCCAAAGAGCGTTACAACCTGATACGTCAAAAGCGTATAGTCGTGGGCTACAATTTCCACAACAACCACCCATCAGTTGATCGCCCTGATATATATCAGCGGCTTGCCCCTAAACCTCGGTCATGCTCATTCCTGCGACATGACCTAATTGGTTTGTATAACGATGGTTGTAGCCAATCTAAAGCCTTTCGCATTCGAGCCTTCCTGAAGAAGTTTGGTCAGCGGCTTGCCAAGAGTGGGGTCATGCGTAACAAGCCAATCGTTCCTGCCGCTGTAGTAGATTGGATACTTGCCAATCGCACCTTCATTGAAGACAGCCCAATATTTTTGACGAGTAACATGGTGGCATCTACTTTGTTGGGGCGGGATGTGACCGCACTATGGGATAGGGACAGTGAGAAGCTAGGTGATGGGCGTTGGAGACCTGTGCCGTGGCATCACTATGGGTTCTTCAAGGATTCAAGGTATTACCTATTGCACAGTCTACACATGAGCACAACCAAAGGTGAAGAAGGGCTACTCGCATTCGCAGAGTCACTAGACAAGATGAGGATCGAGCGTTACACCATCATCAAGCCCGGTCGCTACCTTGCTAGGTTCTTCCCAGAGTTGGGCGAGAGTGAGATTCGCACGTGGACAGAGCGGGTCGCGGCATCAATACGCCCTGCCGAGTTGAAGTTCATCGAGTCTGATGACAAGGATGGTTGGGTCAGTGTGTATCAGGATGGTCCTGATAGTTGCATGTCTGGCAGTGATGCGGAGTGTGTGCATGTATACGCCCACAAGAAATCCGTGTTACGCCTAGCCTACTTGGTGCAAGGTGAAGACATCAAAGGCAGGGCTATCGTGCGTGAGGATAAGAAAGAATATATACGTTGTTACCCTAACACGTCTAGCACTGATTCCACTGCGTGGCACAACACCATGCGTGAGGCTATCGAGGCGGCAGGTTATACGCATGGTAACTTGGAGGGCGTGTTGCTTGACATGCACAAGGCAGATGACGGGGAATACACCATGCCCTACCTTGACTCGGGCAGTGGCGGTCCACAGAGCGTTGACATGGACGGTGAGTATTTCCGTGTGACCAAGCATGGTGAGCATGATGCAACCAATACAAACGGTCGGCTTTCCTTGCGGGACATGATGTGTTGTGACTCCTGTGGTGATGACTTTGACGCAGAAGATATGAACTACATCGACCACCATGAGCATCATGTCTGTAACTATTGCTACAGTGAGCATTACCGCGAGGCGATTGGTAGACGTGGTCGGACCGTCATGACTTTAGCTGATGACTGCGTCTACTGTTCATCGGATGATAACCACTACGTCACGGAATACGCATCGGACAATGAGGTCTATGAGTGTGCCGAGTCAGGGGATTACTTCAAGTTGGATGATATGGTCGCCACGCCTGATGGATGGGTTGCGGATGCTCACGCTACCAAGTTGACTATCAAGACCGAGCGACACGGTGAAGAGTTTGAGTATGCAGGGAATAGTGATGTAGTCACCACGCATTCGGGTGATGTTGTGTATGACAAGGATGTAATAACGTATGTGGTAGATGATATTAACTATATATGTCATGAGGATGTAGATGAGATGGAGTTTCGGGCACAACTGTTATGTGAATCCTCACTTAACGAACAAGCAGCTTAACGGACAATGTCCGTTGAAAGGATAAGTATGGAACGATTATTAGAGATGTTGAGTTACACAAGGGCGCATCAATCCGAGGGTGAACGATTGTTTGTTGATAAGTTTATCAACCCGTATAACCCCAAGGTATACAAGACAGGCAATGAAGTATTAGCCTATGTGGTAACGGTAGGTGGTAAGAAACGCCCGCCTGTGCTGTGGAGTAGCCACGTGGATACTGTGCATGGTAAGGACGACCCTGTCATGCAGACCGTTGTATATGATGAGAGTGGTGGGTTTGCTTACAAGGATGACGGTCGACCGCTAGGTGCTGATGATGGCGCGGGTGTATGGCTTATGCTCGAGATGATAGACGCTAAGGTAGCGGGCACGTATATCTTTCATCGTGGTGAAGAGCGTGGGGGTATTGGCTCAAGCGGTATGGCGTTACACCACAAGGCGTGGCTATCTCAATTCAAGTGGGCTATTGCGTTCGACCGTAGGGGGGACAGTGACATTATTACCGAGCAGTCACCCGGTGTGTGCGCGTCAGATGACTTTGCCAAAAAACTGGCGATGCTTATCAATGAGGGCACAGGCTTGACCTACGCGGGTAGTCCAAACGGCATATTCACAGACACGGCAAACTATCGTAGACTAATCCCTGAATGCACTAACCTATCGGTGGGCTATGACAATGAGCATACGGGAAGTGAGACGTTGGACACGTGGCATCTGATGAATCTACGCAATGCAATGATACGGTTCACAGCGGATATGACTAACTCGCTACCTGCAACGCGTGACCATACTGCCCCAGACCCAGTGCCTTTGTATGGCAAGTATGGCGCGTGGGATACGTGGAACTACGGGATGCCAGCAACCAAGAAGAAGAAAGCAGCGCGCGCAGTGAATGTTGCAGACAACATAATGGATTGGTCAGCCGATGACGTTGCGCAGATGCGGTTCAATGACTTAGTGAAGTTAGTGCGGGAGGCACACCCAGAAGATGTAGCAGGGCTAATCGTAAGACTAGCCGAGGATGTGCAGTATGTAAGTGAGCAATACTATGAAGCGACAGGCGAGGAGTCTAGTAGTTATACCTAGCGGACATTGTCCGTTGACCAACAGGAGATAAGATGAGAGACCATATAAAAAATCGTAAGGCATTAATTGCAGTAATCATGAACGAAGGGAGGTATAAATTTTATAGAAACGTAGAGATGGTGTTTTTCTGTGCGGTAGTGATACCTGCTACCTATTTGTTTTTAATATTATGCTTATCAATAGGAGATATAAAATGATAGACGGAATGACGTTCGTATTAGTAGTAGCGGCAGTGGGTTTCGTAGCATTCACAAGTGGATGGTATTTGGGGCGGCAGAACGCAGCTTTGTTGTTTGCATCCTTTATGAATGACCTAGACACTGAATTCAACGGCAAGATTTTTGAATGGGTTATGCGTAGACGTGAGGAGATGAAGAAATGAAAAAGATGATACGACTGATGGATTTGGTTGAGAGCCAATTAAGGCACAAGAAGAATTTTAAGGACATGCTGAATGTTTTGGGATACGATCTTGGGAATCTATTTGCAAGCGTTAAGGACGACCAACCTTTCGAGGTCTTGTTGCATACCTTTATTAGCAGTGTTTACAAAGGCAAGCAGGCGTGGGAGGAGTACGAAGTTAAGGAGACAAAGTCTGTGATTGACGAGTGGTATGACAAGTGTAGCCCTGCTAGGGAAGACCTACCTATGGATGCGCTAACGCATATAGCTGAAGCTAATGACTTGGTGCTGTCAGACAACCTTATAGGGTTTACCCAAGCATTGATAGCCGAGATGAACATGAACAAGGAGATACAGAATGAAAGAGATGCTCTATATTAATAAGGTAAGTGCCGAGCAGGTGGGTGGGGGTAACGAGGTTGACTTCGTGCATCTACCCAACGGGCAAGTGCTTGGCATTAACGATGAGTGTGTGGGCTTGTATACGTCTATGCAGGCTTTTTGGGATAATGAAACGCCCTTATGGAGTCAGTGGTTAAAAAGAAAGGAGATTAAAGGAATGAAAAACTGGCGATTACAAAGCACAGACGCGCCAACATGGGAAGATGCAATGGATGCGCTTGCAGATGAGCGGGTGTGGTTGCGGGAAACTTTATACAACCTCATCGGGTTGTGGGAAATGGAAGCACCCATGACAGACATAGAAAATTCTATACATAAAGCAAAGCTCATGCTAGAGTATACATCCACTAAAGAGGAGAGCGATGAATTTAAGAGAGGATGAGATACGCGCCGTATTGCGGTTTATGAGCGCGGAGTTAGAAGTTATTGAGAACTACGATTTATTAAAAGCAGGGGGGCAGAGATTCATTGCCATCATCAGCCACATTGACGGCACGAAAGTCTCATACCCCAGTGACAATCGTATTGATGCGGTTACAGACGCATGGGATGTATTCAAAAGCTACATGAAGACAGATGACAAAGGAGACCCAGAATGGCTTAACAAAACATTGCTTGCAGATTTAGAAGTGCAGTTAAAACGAAATCAAATCACGGAGAACAGAGATGTCAAAAAACTTAAGCGAAGTAAATCTAACACCGCAGGTATCCCTCGCAGAAGCTGCTGATCTTGTGCAGCATGTTGGGAATGATGTTACGTTTGTGTTTGAGGGTGAGGTAGGTATTGGCAAGTCCTATATGCTGTATGAGTTGGGCAAGCGAATGCCTGAATATCAATGCGTGTATGCAGAGATGCCAACCTTTGACGTAGGTGATATGAATGGTGTGCCGTTCACTGAAACAATCAACGGTATCAAGGTAACCCGCTTTGCACCTAATTCTATGTTGCAGATTTATCAAGATCGCCCTGTGCTATTCATGGCAGACGAGGTTGGTAAGACATCGCGCCAAGTGCAGAATACCTTATTGCGTTTGTTTCACGAGAAGAAGATTGGTGAGTATGCGCTACCCCCGAACAGCATAGTCTTTGGCACTACCAATCTGGTGGGTGAGGGGCTAGGCGATTACCTGCAAGCACATGCGTATAACCGCGTATCGGTAGTGCCCATAGCCAAGCCCGATGCAAACGAAGTCTATGCGTTTGGTTCAAAGGATGGGTGGCATCCGATTATCTTGGCGTGGATGAAACGATTCCCGCATTGCCTTGCGTCATACCGTGAAGGTGAGGGCAACCCGTATATCCATTATCCACACAAGACTGACAAGGCGTTCGTCACAGGTCGTAGCTTGAACAAGGCGAGTCATATCATGTGGAAGCGGCATCTCATCAGCCCACGTGCATTAGAAGTAGCACTCATTGGTTGTGTAGGTGCGGCAGCAGCATCGGGCATCTTATCGTTCACACAGGTTGATTCTACGCTGGCAACGTGGGACTCTATCGTGCAGACACCCAATACCGCTACTGTCCCAGACGCATCGAACTTCGCGGCTAACTATATCACGGTGTTCAGTGCTATCCATCTTGTGAAGCGCGATACATTCTCAGCATGGATGACGTATCTCAAGCGACTCCCCAAGGAGTATCAGGGTGTGTTTGCTAGGAATGTTCAGGAGGCACCCGCAGGGGTTATTGCTGTGGAGAACCGAGCGTTCATCGCATGGGCTACTGAAAATCACTGGATGGCTTAATCATGTATGCCAATTCGTTAACTCCCGAACAGTGGGTGGGTAAGAACACGCTCGATGTAATTATGCACCCGCAGTATCGTTCACTTGGCGCGGTAGTCCTGATGGGCAAGACCTCTATCGGGGATTGCCCTACCGCATACACCGATGGGCTTAACGTAGTGTATGGCGAGAACTTTATCTCTAAGCTGCTTGACACGGAGATGCGGTTCTTAATTCTACACGAGAACATGCACAAGGCATTACGCCACATGGTGACTTGGCTATGGATGTTTAAGGAAGATGCAGAGTTAGCCAACCTTGCCTGTGACCTAGTGATTAACCTGATGTTGGTTACATCTGACCCTAACCAAACCTTTATACAGATGCCGAAGGGCGGTGCGCTTGATGCTAAGTATGAGGGGTTAGATGCGGGTGAGGTGTATCGGTTGCTGAAGCAGGATAAAGAGTCAGGTTCAGGCAGTGCTAAGTATGCTGGGTTTGATTCGCATGAGTGGGGGTCAGCAGTGGCTCGTAGTGATGCGGAGGTTGCAGAGATCAGTAAGTCTATCGAAGATGCACTGCAAAGCACATCCATGCTAGCAGGTAGTATGAGTGCATTGATGAGCAGGGCTATCACTGAGTCTGTCCTACCAACCGTTCGTTGGGAAGATCAACTGCGGGACTTCGTTACTTCTATATGTAGCGGGCGACAACTATCCACATGGCGCAGACCCAACCGTAGGTATATAGACAGCGGTATCTACATGCCATCTTCGTATAGCGAAACAGTCGGGCGTATGTGTATTGCTGTTGATACGTCAGGTTCTATCTCAGGTGCACCGCTTAACCTGATGCTAGCAGAGGTCAGTAGTCTTGCTATAGTTCTTCAACCAGAAGTAGTTGATTTGTTGTATTGGGATAGCCGAGTCGCCGCACATGAGCAGTATGGTGTGGGGCAGTATGAGCGTTTGATTGACTCGACTAAACCCAAAGGGGGTGGGGGGACTACACCCTCGTGTGTAACAGCATACTTAGCAGACAACAACATCAAGCCTGAGTGTGTGATTATGTTGACTGATGGGTATGTAGGAAGTGATTGGGGTGGGATGTGGACCTGCCCTGTCTTGTGGTGCATCGTGAATAACAAACGCGCGTCTGCCCCCACAGGTAAAACCATCCACATTAAAACTTACTAGGAGATTCAAAATGAGTATAGCTGATAAAGGTCTATTGGTTAACATCACGTTGTCTGTATGGTCTGGTCGTAAGCTAGACAAGCAGGTGTCCGAAGAAGTAGACGTAGCCAAGAGCACCCGTGCGCGGGCGGGTAATTACAACAAGAACTTATTTGCAGGTGTAGATGAGTTAGATGCAGTGCGCCGCATCTCGGGTGAGATAAGAAACTGGCACCACACGCAAACGCTACCGTGGTCAGATGGTGGTGATCGCTTGTTGACCATGCGTAACTTCAAGGACTATAAAGATGGGTTGCTACAACGTCAACAAGATTTTGCTGCGGCAGTTGCCGCGTTCTGTGATCGCTACCCACACTTGATCTCGGCTCAAGCGTTTACGATGGGGCGGTTGTTTAACCGTGATGAATACCCCGATGCGAAAGATATTGCAGCGAAGTTTGATATGCAATATACTTTTTCACCGGTGGCTGATGTTGCTGATTGGCGGGTAACTGCTGATGACGACATCCGGAATGAATTAGATAGTCAATACAGGAAGGTCTACGACGATAGGCTAACAAGTGTAACCAAAGAATTGTGGGATAGGTTGCATACCTGCTTGCAACATATGAACGAACGGTTAACCGTTCCACAAGGCGGAGAGAAGAAGATATTCAGGGATAGCTTGCTCGACAACGCGGTTGAGTTATGTGGGCTATTAACCAAACTGAATATCACCAACGATCCGAAGTTAGAAGAAGCACGTAAAGCATTAGAGTCTACTGTATGCAACGTGGATATCAAGGACTTACGGAAAGATGTTGGTGCGCGTATTGAAATCACCACGCAAGTCAATGACATCCTTAGTCGATTTGAATTTTAAGGAGATGTAATGACACCAGAAGGTAAGGTAAAGAAACAAGTCACTGACCTACTAAAGAAAGTTAACGCCTATTACTTCTTCCCCGCAACAGGGGGGTATGGGCGTTCTGGTGTTCCCGATATAGTTGCATGTTACCGCGGTCGCTTTATTGCTATTGAATGTAAGGCGGGTAAGGGTGAACCCACTGCGCTACAAACCCGAGAGTTGTTTAGGGTGCGAGGTGAAGGGGGGTTTGCTTTGGTCATCCGTGAGAGCACCGTCTTTAAAGTTCAAGAACTATTAGAGTCTATTAGGGAGTCGCACTAATGTCGGACAATACTTTTCTTTATACGCAAGCAAGTAAGAAGTTGTTTGCCGCGATCATCCACCGCGCCGTGATGGATACTTGTATGAACGCCGGAGTTAAACGGAGAGGAAGGAAGGCTAAGAACTTAATTACGGGGGAAGATGTAGAAGAAGAGAATGACGTATCGAAGACCGTGCAAGAGGCGTTTGAATTTTTGTTTGATGACAAGTGCCCTTACGCAATAATCTACCTGTCGTTCTTAGATATAGACATTGCGTATTTTCGTGATAGGTTATTGAAGACTATGTATGCAAGTAGCAAACAACCTGTGGCAGTGCTACGCCCCAATTCAATAACGAGTTCACAGAAACGGCGGTTCCTATTTAATTACAACAACTACCTTAAAGAATTTGAACGCAAGGAGTTTGAAAGACAGCGTAAAGAATTTGATAAACAACGAAAGGAGTGGCGAACATGACGGAGATGGAGATAGTTTGGTTTGGTATGGGGTGTGCAGTAGGCGCACTATTATATATGCTGTATACGGACTTAATGCGTGGCACACCCCACGATGACAAGTATGGCAAATATTAAACCTAAGATGTCTAAACGTGCCGCTGAGTTTTTAGTCGAGGGTGCGCGTCTAGATTTAGCAATGAATAGATTGCCGGATGATGTTTTAGCTGAGTTAGTTAAACGCTTTGGATACCTTCCATACGGTAAAAGGATTCAAGTTATTGTAGGGGCGAGAAACAAAAAAGCGGCTGAAGCATTTTGGGATAAGAAATATGATGTTGCAGTTTATTGGTTACGGGCTTCAGGATTTCCCGATGACGCACGAATGAAGATGCCCGGGCGTGATGCAACTGTTGGAATTTTATCTCCACGAATGTTTGGCAGACTAGGGCAACCTCAACATGATTGGAAGTATGTTAAATAAAAGGATAGATATGGAGAACGATGAAGAGTTAAGAGATTTCTTCGCGGCGTTTGCTATGAATGGAATTATTGCCAGAGGTGGATTACATCCTAACCTTATGCCTGAAAACGCAATGGCTAGAAGGGCTTATGAATTGGCAGACGCAATGTTAGCCGAACGTACACAAGGGAGAGAACAAGATGACTAGAGACGAGGCATGGCAGAAGTTTTGCGAAGAGAAGATGCCACAGCGCCGTGGTTATATATTCCCGCAAGAAGGCGCATTTTGGGATTGTTGGGTAATGGCGTGGCGAGCAGGTTATCTTGAGGGATTGAAGTCAATAACAAGGGACAAGGAGTATCTCAATGACTAAAGAACCGACAGGTTGGATAATAAAAAAAGGTGAAGATCAGGCAGAGGAAATAATGATCGACTACCTGCTTCTTAAAGTTCAACAGAAAGACTGGCATGGTGTGTCAGATGCAGCTAATGACTTGCGAGAGATGAGCGCACGAAAGGAGAAGAACAATGACTAAACGTGAATGGCAGATTGAGATGGCAAACAGGTTTGCTAAACGTGACAATGTAAAAGAATTAGAAGCAAAGTTAGAGTGCTATGAAAGGTTAGTAGATTCTATCAATATGGCATCAAACCCTGTAAGCGAAAAAAGTAGAGTAGCGCTAAGAGAAGTACGAGAAATGAAAACAATCATGACTAAAGAAGAAGAAGAAATACGCAAAGCAGTAGAAGCAGAGCGTGAGGCGTGTGCAAAGATTTGCGACTTAGCAATGTTGCAAAACAAAGAGGCGATAAATGAACTTGAAAATGACGAACACATTGCAAAGTGTTTTATTCAGGGTGCAATGAATCAGTTAGTAAAAACAGCTAAAGCAATAAGAGCAAGAGGACAAGCATGAGTGAACCACAAGACTATAGCTTAAATGGGACAAGATTCTGTAGTAGTTGCATAATGACTAAACATGTTATAGGAGGTATGTATGTGTTGGTAAGGAACGGTAAGGCGAGAAGATGGAAGTGTGCTGAATGCAGGCAACGTGCAAAGGAAAGAAATGACAGGATTTCAATCGAAAAGGAAAATGAGAATGGACGATAATGAAATAAAGATTGCTAAAGCAATCGTATATCTACGTGGTCGAGGTAAGTATATAGTAGATAGGACATGCTTGTTTAGACCCACAGACAGCGCTGCTACAAATGTAGCCCAGACCATAGCTAACTACCGGCGAGATGTTATGAAGCAACCATTAAAAGCGATACGAAAATGACAGTCCACCTCGACCTAGATACTAAGAAGTATTTAATACACACCTTCAAGCGGAAGGATGTTAGTACGTTCTTCATTAGTCAGTTACCCGCGAACCGAGTACCCCAACGGGGGGCTTGCCTGCTGCAAGACTATTGGCATAGTGCGGCACAACCGTTTGATAGAACAACACTAGAGAGTGAGCGATGATAATTGTATGTGACTTTGAAACCTACTATAGCAAAACATACTCGCTATCCAAACTAACCACAGAAGAGTATATACGGGGTGATGAGTACGAAACTATCGGTGTCTCGGTTAAAGTAGACGATGCACCTGCTCAGTGGTTCTCGGGTAGCCACCAAGAAACAAAAAACTGGTTATGGCAATTTGAGTGGAGCAAAGCTATGGTGGTAGCGCACAACGCGATGTTTGACGCGGCTATCTTGAATTGGCGGTACGACATACGCCCTTACATCATTGCGGATACCTTGAGCATGGCGCGGGCTATTCATGGCATAGAAGTTGGGGGCAGCCTAGCCAAGCTAGCAGAACGGTATGAGATCGGGGTCAAGGGTAACGAGGTGATACACGCCCTAGACAAACACCGCGCGGATTTTACTGAGCAAGAGTTAGCTAAGTATGGTGAGTATTGTGTGAACGATACGGAGTTAACCTATAAGCTATTTAACATCCTAGTAGAAGGCTACCCCAAGAAGGAACTAAAGTTGATTGACTTAACCATACGCATGTTCAGTGAGCCTGTGTTGGAGTTGGACGAGATGCTACTACAGAACCACATGGTCAATATCAAAGCACGTAAGGAAGAGTTGCTGAGTAAGATAGCAGGTGACCCTGAGACTGCTAAGAAGAACATCATGAGTAACGTGAAGTTTGCTGAGTTGCTTAGGGAGTATGGTGTAGATGCCCCTATGAAGATAAGCCCTACTACCGGCAAGCAAGCCTACGCGTTTGCTAAGACCGATGAGGAACTTAAAGCGTTGCTTGAGCACCCAGACCCTAACGTGCAAGCATTGGTGTCAGCTAGGTTGGGAGTTAAGAGCACACTAGAGGAGACTAGGACTCAACGGTTTTTAGCGATTGCACAGCGAGGTAGCCTACCCATACCATTGAAGTATTATGCAGCACACACAGGACGGTGGGGCGGTGCAGACAAGATCAACCTACAGAACTTGCCAAGCCGTGGTGCGGATGCAGGACAGCTAAAGAAGGCAATCAAAGCCCCCAAGGGTTACGTCATCATTGATGCAGATTCCGCACAGATTGAAGCTCGTGTGCTGGCTTGGATGGCAGGGGTTGCCCCATTAGTCGAAGCGTTCAGGAAGGGTGAGGATGTATACAAACTCATGGCCGCCGCGATATACGCCAAAGACCCCGTGGACATTACACCCGCAAAGCGTTTCATAGGTAAGGCAGCCCTGCTTGGATGTGGGTATGGTATGGGGTATAAAAAGTTTCATAAGACTCTGTTAGCGTCGGGGACTTCTATAAGCGAAAGTGCTGCTAGAACCATCGTGAATACTTATCGCGCGGTTAACTCTGGTGTGGTTGAGTTGTGGGCGCAGGGGGATAGATGTTTAGCGGCAATGCTAGACAGGCAGAGCACAGACTACGGGAAAGAGGGGGTTGTTCTGGTGGGGCAGTGGTGGTGGAAAGGGTTTGTCACCCCAAATAAGATTCCGTTTCGATACTATGAGTTGCGTAGGGTACCGGGCAAGAACGTAGGCGAGATGGGGTTTGCGTATACATCACGCACTGGCGCTGTAAGTATATGGGGTGGGAAGTTAACCGAGAATATCATTCAACACTTAGCTAGGTGTATCATTGGGGAACAGATGTTGAGGATAGCTAAGAAGTATAGAGTGGTGTTGACTGTGCATGATGCGATTGCGTGTATAGCACTTGAGGCTGAAGCGGATGAGGCGCGGGCGTATGTAGAGGAGTGTATGCGGTGGACACCCGCATGGGCTGATGGGTTACCTCTGAACTGCGAGTCGGGCGTGGGTAAAACTTACGGAGAATGCTAATGGTTAAATGGTCATATAGTAGTATGTCGCTGTTTCAACAATGCCCTAAGAAGTTCTACCATATAAAGGTAGCTAAGACTATTGTTGAGCCAACCTCGTGGCAAATGATCTACGGGTTAGAAGCACATAAAGTTGCTGAGGATTACGTACGGGATGACGTACCAATACCCGAGAAGTTTGCGTTTATGAAGGGCGCTTTGGATACGGTGAAAAAGTATAAGGGAGTCATCTACTGCGAACACAAGATGGGTGTAACGGACACCCAAGAAGCCTGTGACTTCAACGCAGACAATGTGTGGTGGCGTGGTATTGCTGACCTATTAGTTGTTCAAGGCGACCGAGCCAAGATCATAGACTACAAGACAGGACAGAATAAGTATGCGGATACAAAGCAGCTTGAGTTGTTAGCATTAGCCGCGTTTAAACATTTCCCCGAACTTAAAGTTATCAACGCGGGGTTGTTGTTTGTAGTGCACCCTGCATTCATTAAGCAACGCTACGAACGAGACGAGATAGAACACCGATGGGGTAAGTGGAAAGAGAAAGCGGAAGAGTTGGGAACCGCGTATACTACAAACGTATGGAACCCCAAACAAAATTTCACTTGCCGTAGTTGGTGCCCTGTAGTAAATTGTGCGCACAACGGAAAACGATAGGAGTACATAGATGTATACCAAATCCCCACGTCCTTACGAGCATGAGTATCAAATGCAGAAGAAGCGTAATGAAAACCCTGCACGGGCTAAGAGAGCAAGTGCGCGGAGAGCAATGGACGCTAAAGGAGTTGACCGGACAGGCATGGACATAGACCACACTGTGCCGTTATCAAAGGGCGGTACTAACGCCGCAGGTAACCTACGATTAAAGAAACCTAGTGCAAATAGATCGTTCAGCAGAAACAGTGACCATACTGTGAAAATAAATAAACCCAAAAAGAAGTAGTTGACACGCGGGTTAAATACGTAGATTATAGCGGTATAGTAAAGAATTAAACATAGGCATGAGCAAGGTGAAAACATCACCCTGCTCTGTAAGCCATTTACCATAGAGAGATGTATGCAAATAATTGAGAATAAAGCCCTGCAATTACGGGTGCGCGACCCTAGTCAAATTACGCGTATCATCCCGTGCAGTGAGCAGATTGGCGCACATGATGTGTTGGTCAAGTGGGGACTAGAGGAAGCACAAGTCCTTAAGAATCTAAAGATTAAGAATGTACCCTCACCCATACGCAAGTCGTATGCGTGGCCCGGTATACACCGCCCGTTCACCCACCAGATTACAACCTCGGAGTTTTTAACCCTGCATCGTAGAGCGTTTTGCTTTAATGCGCAGGGCACGGGCAAGACAGCTAGTGTGATATGGGCGGCTGATTACCTAATGACTACGAAGCGAGTATCACGGGTATTAATCATTTGCCCTGTATCTATCATGGGGTCAGCGTGGCGTGGGGATTTGTTTCGGTTTGTGATGCACCGCACATTTGATATTGCACATAATCCACGGCAGGAAAAGCGTAGGCAAGTTATCGAAGGCAACGCTGAGTTTGTAATCATTAACTACGATGGGGTTGAGATCGTTCGGGACTCTATCATAGCCGGTGGTTTTGACCTGATTGTTATAGACGAAGCAAACGCATATAAGAACGTACAGACGCGGCGGTGGAAGACACTTGCCAAGATCATAACCCCACAGACATGGGTATGGATGCTGACAGGAACACCTGCGTCTCAGTCACCAAGCGATGCGTATGGGCTTGCTAAGATCGTCAATCCTGAAGGTGTGCCTAAGTTCTTTGGTAGTTTCAGAGACAGGGTGATGGTGAACCTCAACCGATTCCAATGGGTGCCTAGACCTAACGCAACGGAGATCGTGTATTCCGCGTTACAACCCGCTATTCGATTCTCTAAAGAAGAATGCCTTGATCTACCTGATGTATTGCACGTGACCCGAGATGTCCCGCTGACCAAGCAACAACGTAAGTATTACAACGAGATGAAGCAACAGCAGTTGTTTGTAGCAGCAGGGGAAGAGATAAGCGCACCTAATGCGGCAGCTAACCTAAGCAAGCTACTGCAAATCTCAGGGGGCGCTGTATATTCAGATGGGAAGGAAGTTATTGAGTTTGATTGCAGTAACCGACTACAAGCGTTGAAGGAAGTTGTAGATGAAGCATCCCATAAAGTTCTGGTGTTTGTCCCCTATACGCATAGCTTGACGATGGTAGCAGGTTGGTTGCGGAAGCAAGGGCACACTGTAGAAATCATTAATGGGCAAGTAACCCCGAACAAGCGCACCGAGATATTTAATCGGTTCCAGACTACGCCTGACCCGCGGATACTTGTAATACAACCACAGGCGGCATCGCACGGAGTGACACTTCACGCAGCTAACGTGGTGGTGTATTGGTCGCCCGTAATGAGTGTAGAGACGTATCTTCAGGCAAATGCCCGTGTGCACAGGGCAGGGCAGGTAAACAAAGTAACCATAGTGCACTTACAAGGTAGCGGAGTAGAAAGCAAGATGTATAAGATGTTGCAGGGGAAAGTAGATGTTCACCAAAAACTAATTGATTTATACAAAGTAACTCTAGCGCACTTACAAGATAGCGAAGTAGAAAGCGAGATGTATAAGATGTTGCAGGAAAAAGTAGACGTTCGCCAAAAACTAGTTGATTTATACAAAGAAGAATTGGGAGAAACAGATGAGTGATAAACCGGTAGTGCCTGCTAATAAACTAGCAGGGATTTATATCAAGATTAGAAATAAACGCGCTGACTTACGCAAGGCGTATGAAGCAGATGATGCACACCTAGATGGGCAGTTACAAGCGGTTGTAGCAGAGATGCTTTCTACTTGTGAGGCTGTGGGTGCAAACAGTATACGCACTGACGCGGGGACTATCATCCGCACAGTTAAGACCCGTTACTGGAGTTCTGATTGGGAAGCAATGCACAATTTTATTCAAACGAATGCGGCTTTTGATTTACTAGAAAGGAGAATACACCAAACAAATATGAAGTCGTATTTAGAAGGTAACCCAGATAAGCTACCGCCCGGGCTTAACTCGGATAGTTTTTATGATATATCGGTGCGTCGTTCTACATAAACTAGGAGAAACAAATGGCTACAGAAATTGAGTTGTTCAAATCAGGTATACCCGCCCACTTAAAGACCCGCCCACGTAATGACATAACCAAGTCGTTGCTTGGCAGTGGTGGTTCAAGCAGTAAGCGTATTTCCTTACGGGGGTCAGTATTCCGTATGGTTGTTAATGGTGAAGAGCTAGTTGCATCCGATGAACGGGCTATGAAGGTAGTCATCGTTAACATCGCACCTAAAGTATCTCGTTCGTTCTATTCTGATGACTACGATTCAACAGTCAAAGCCGCACCTGTTTGTTGGTCAGCATTAGGTGACCGCCCTGATCCTTCATCGTCTAACCCACAACATTCAGCTTGTGTTGGTTGCCCTAAGAACATCAAGGGTTCAGGTAGCAAGAATACAGTCGCCTGTAAGTTCCAGCGTAAGATTGCCGTTGTGTTAGAAAATGATTTAGAGGGTGATGTGTTTGAGTTGCAGTTACCTTCCAAGTCTATATTCCCTAAAGCGGAGGATGGCAAGTTGTCTTTGAATGCCTACGCAAGTTTCTTAGATGGCTTTGGCGTGAACATCACGGACGTAGTAACTGAGATGCGTTTTGACAAAGACAGTTCTACACCAAAGTTGATATTTAAAGGTGTGCGCCCGTTGAGCGTTGAAGAGATCGAGACTTGTTCAGCAAAAGGTCAGTCACCCGCGGCTATCGCGGCTATCACTACATCGTATAGTGCATCAAAAGGTGCGGTTGCCCCTGCCGCCCCTGCTAAATTGGTTGACCTTACGGAAGATGAAGCGCCTGTAGAGCCAAAGCGCCGTGAGTCTAAGAAGGATGAGCAACCTCCTGTTAAGAAAGAATTGGCTGATGTATTAGCCGCATGGGATGACGAAGAGTAAATAAGCAACGGGGGTATGGGCAACCATACCCCTAACCGGAGAGATGACGATGAAACAAAAACGTGGATATTCCGATCAGGTAAGACAATCGGTGCAAAAGAATTCTGCTAACCCCCTCGATGATAACTGTGGGGTAGAGCTAGGTAGGCTATGTATTTTGCATGGCTATTCAGTAGTTGAAGTTGCTGAAGTGTTTAAGGTGAGCCGCACCACTGTTTATAATTGGTTTCATGCGCTTAGTAGACCCACTAAACATCTTGAGCCAAAAGTATTAGCATTGGTAACAAGGTTACAAGAAAAACCCATTCCGCAAAAATACATACACGAAGATGAATAAATATGATTACCAGACAAGAGTTTTTAGGGGTAGTGCTTCCCCCTAAAGGTTTTTACTGCGTAGTCGGAATCAAAGGAAAAATAATTCACAGCCAAACATTCCATAGTTCTTTAGCAGAAGTGGATGATGCGGTTGAAAAATTAGAAGGTCAAAAACTTAATTCATTTGTGGCGTTGGCTAGTTTTGAAACAGATGGGAATCGGACAGCAGTTAATGCTTCTGAGCTTAAGTCATTTTTTCTTGATCTTGATTGCGGGGTTGATGACCTTGATAAAAAGTATCCGGACAAAAACAGTGCGGTTGCTGACCTAAAGCAGTTTGTTAAGGAAATGAAGTTACCTCGCCCGATGGTGGTTGACTCGGGTAACGGGGTTCACGCCTATTGGCCGTTGACTGCGCCAGTAAAGCGGGATGAGTGGAAGGTAGTTGCGGAACGGTTTAAAGCAATATGTGCAATGAAGGGGCTTAAGATTGACTTCAATGTACCTGCTGATGCCGCCCGTGTGTTGCGCGCTGTTGATTCACATAACTTTAAGGACATTGAAAACCCAAGGAAGGTATCCATATTAACTGTTACCGAGCCAATGGAGTTTGCCGCATTCAAGAACCTGATGGGGATTTCTGATACGGCTACATTAGCCCCGCGTAAACCGTTAGATGAAGCAACCAAATCATTACTAGAGAAGCAGATACCACCGGCTAGCTTTAAGTTAATTCTTAAGAAGAGTTTGAGTGGGTCAGGATGTAAGCAGATTGCAGACTACGTAGTTAACCAAGCTACCGCACCGTATGACATGTGGAGAGCCGCGTTGTCTGTTGCTCAGGTGTGCAACGATAGGGATAAAGCGATTCATCTTATCTCACGAGATCACCCAGAGTATTCACACGCTGAGACTGAGAAGAAGGCGAACGATACACATGGGGCGTATAGCTGTGCCACGTTCCAAGGACTAAACCCTAGTGGGTGCGATGGCTGTAAGTTTAAGGGCAAGATTACTAACCCGTTGAAGTTAGGTAGAGGTGAGATTGAAGCGGCTACCCCCGAGGACAATAAGGTAGTAGACGCTGTAGAACCAGAGAGAATTTATACGATACCCGATTACCCATTCCCGTATATACGGGGGAAGCGCGGAGGTATATTTGTTAAGACAAAAGATGAGGATGACAATCCCAAGGATGTAATGATTTATGAAAACGATTTCTATTTAGTAAACACGGTAGATGATCCGCTAGTCGGGATGGCAGGTTTGTTTCGATTGCACCTACCGAAAGATGGAGTAAAAGAATTTCTTATCCCTATGATGGACATGATTGCTAAGGATAAGTTTGGGGCGCACCTTGCAAAACAGGGTGTGAGTGCAACTGGAAAAGGTCAAATGGAGTCTATTATGAATTACACTGGAGCCGCAATAAAGTCGTATCAGCAAACACGCCGCGCAGAGAAGTCACGCCTACAGTTTGGGTGGACAGACAATCATACCGCGTTCATTATTGGGGATAGGCAAGTCACCGCCACCGAAGTTTCGTACAGCCCCCCATCCTCACAAACACTAGGGATGGTTAAGAAGTTTAGAAGGGTAGGCGCTCTATCCGAGTGGAAGAAGATTGCAGCATTCTACAACCGTCCCGGAATGGAACTACACATGTTTATGATGTTCTCTGGGTTTAGTTCTGCGCTAGTGCCGTTCTCTAACCAGAAGGGTGGCATTATAAGTTTACATAGCACAGACGCTGGCACGGGTAAAACCACCATGCTGAGAATGATTAATAGTATCTTTGGCCACCCAGACGATTTGATGTTAATCAGGGACGATACACCCAATGCAAGGGCACAGATCGTTGGCACGTTGCAGAACTATACGGTGACACTGGACGAGATTACAAACGATACACCTGAAGCATTATCTCAGTTCTTGTATAACCACCTGCATGGTCGCGGCAAAGAGCGTCAAAGCGCGTCAGCTAATTCAATACGGCTGAACACAGTCTCATGGCTATGTAACCTTGTAACAACGGGTAACTCAACGCTAGAAGACAAGCTGCTATCCAAGAAGCGTAACCCAGATGGGGAACTTGCACGGTTCCTTGAGTTTCAATACTTGCCCGGAAGTGATGTTGATAAAGCCGAGTCCGATACAGTTTTTGATACCCTGAAGACAAACTACGGTGTGGCGGGTGAACAGTATGTGCAATACTTAATCCGTGAGATGGATGCTTCGATAAAGACTTTAAGCAGTATGCAGAAGTCAATTGACAAGGCGGCGAAGCTTACACAGCGTGAACGGTATTGGTCTACGATTGCTGCAACTACCTTAACGGGTGGGTTATTGGCGCGGGCTTCGGGCGTGTTGGATTTCAGCGATGACGACTTTGAGCGGGTATTTAAGTGGATTATTGCGGTGTTGAAAACTAAACGCCAAGCGGTTACTTCTGCCCCGTCCGAACCATCGTTGATGCTTGGTGCGTTCCTATCGGAGCATATCAATGACGCATTGATTATTAATGGTGGGGTAGATCGTAAGGCAAACATGGCGCAAGAAGCACCTATACGTGAACCTAGGGGCAAGCTATACATTCGCTATGAGCCTGACACTAAACATCTGTATATCAACAAGCGTAAGTTCCGTGAGTATTGCACCCAAGGTCAGATTTCTTACGCAAGTGTTATTGCGGCTATGACTAGCCTAGGTTGTTTTGTAGCGGACAAGAAGGCGCGGATGGGTAAGGGCACACCGTTCTCTCAACCCGAGGCAGTCCTTATATTCTCAAACGCAGGTGAGAAGTTATTTGAAGATGGGGAAGTAGTAAATGCAAAGCCACGGGTTGTCAATACGGATTAAGTGGGATTTGTTCAAGATTGGAACCTCGGTGTTCATTCCGGGACTCGATCAACCTGACCTTAAGAGGCAAGCAGTAGCTGAATTTGGCAGGTTGAACATTCCGGTTGTTGTGCGCCCCGTAATTGAAAATGATATAGTTGGAATAAGAGTTTGGCGGGTTCCATAATACCTGCTAGAATCAAGCCTGTTTCTCCCTCTCTCCGTGGTAAGTTTCCCCCAACGTGTGTTGGGGGTTTTTTTTACCTATACATCCGAGTAAGGTTAGTATCAAACGTAGGTGTCAGTTCCGCAAAGGCGCGTAACGTAGGCAAGCGCAAACTCTTTAGGTATTTAGTCTGTTCATCTTCAAGCTTGTCTAACTTCTCCCGCATTTGTTCCGCGGTTAACGTGGTGTCAGACAATATGCGTTTGCGTATTCCTCTATATACCCCAAGGTCTGCATCAACCCGCGTCTGTAACTGCCGCAACGCAAAAGCCTTTTTATTCTGCGGGTCGTTGATATACTCCAACGCATCTTGGTTTCTACCAGCCGAAATCAAATCACGGTAAGCTCGTGCAGTTGTATCTATGCGGTCACGTAACTCATAGTAGTCTTCCAAAGATGCTTTGTCCTTAGAGCTATACGTAAAGGTTTTGAGACCGGGGTAGTCCTCTACGCGCATACTTGGAGTTACTTTACCATCAGCGGCATGGAACAACCCGTTGGTCATTGAGATAACAAACCCCCCTAGCTGTCCTGTTAACCCACGTAGAAGGTAGTCAACCTTCATAGGAGATGCACCCATTGCAGCGCCTAGCTGTATAGCAACCTCAGAAGTATTTTCACCAACTTGTTGGTTCAGCGGTAAGTATTCTTTGCTCTTTCCGACGATAGGGTTGCTACTATAGAATGAACGATTCAATACAAGTTCTACACCAACCTTAGCACCTACACCGCCGGGGATAAAGTTCTCAAGGCTACCTAAGTCAGTAAACCCTTTCCACATAGCTCGACCCGCACGAGCACCTGCATCTTCAGACTCTAACCCCTCTGCAAGCATGTAGCGCGTAATCTGTTCAGGCACTACCTTGAATAAGAACCCAATGCCGTCGCCCGGAACAGGGATGCGAATGTTTGTCTCTGGGATAATCAGGCTGCGGTTACGGGTGCTGTCATCAAGTTTTTTGTAGTCATCATCATCACCTACCATCATGGTGTAAAGCGAAGTGAGTATGGCTAACTGCATACCACGATAGATAATAGCTAACCGTGTTTGGTTACGAGTGCCTTCACTGAGCCGTGCAGAACCAAGCACCAACCCTTTGTAAAGGTTGTTGAGGTCATTCATATACACGCCCATAAACGGCACGGTCTGACGCAGGAAGCTAGCGTATTCACTAGACCCTTGAGTATCGAAGTTAATGATCTCACGAGCGCGGCGTATAGCTAATACCTCATTGCCTGTCTCTTTCATGGTGAGTTCGTATAGCGCAGTCCTAGTTGCGGCATCAGAAGCGTTTTGTATAGCCTCAAACGTATCCCACAGCTTTCCAAACATCCCACGCTTCTCAAGACCAAGCCTACGTTGCGCAGTTCGTCCTGCCTCACCGGGGATAACATCTCCACCACGACCTACTACACCAAATTGTTTAAGCCGTTCACCTGTTGTTGTGGTGCTAAATAGTTCTTTCATAAAGTTAGTCAATACGCGGGGTATTACTGCGTAAGGGTTGCGTAGCCCACCTGCAACAAAGGCGCGCATAGCGTCTTGGGGTAGCTGCCCTAACGCAAAGATTGGGAACGACGTTACACCTCTACGCACCAAGTTAGCAGGGGCGGCAAAGAACTCAGTCATTGCACCGTGCGCGGTTTTAAACCCTCTGAACGCAGGGACAAACGCGGGGTCAGTAAACTCGTAGTAGTGTGGTATGCCATTGCGCATAACCTGCACAGTATTAGCCCGATTAACCCCTGCCGCATCTGGTGCACCCACACGCTTGGCTATGGGTCTACCGGCAATACCAAACCGCTGTGCGTAGTCAACCATATACGCTGAGGTGTCGTTGCTAACTGACTTGGCTACCATCCAGTTACTTAAGTGCGCCATGTTGTCTAAGATGTTATTGATCTGCTTTGATTCAACACTGCCGCCCTTTAGGTCTTTGAGCATACTCTTGTTCATCAAACCTTTGGCAAACGCCCGAGGAGAGGGGATGTTGATGCTTCCATCGTCATTCTCTGACCACCGATTCCACGGCACGTAGTCTGAGTATTCTTTCCACTCCGCGGCTTGCTCGGATGTGATTACCCCTGCGGCAACCAAACCATCTACGCCGTGATTCTTAAACTTGGTATATAGCTGCGCGGCAGCGGCAATCTCAGGAATGTCATTATAGACTTCTAACCCAAATTTTATTTGATCGGCCGTTAAGGTAGGTTTAACTTCACCCTTAGCAATTGCAGATGCCAACCCTTGTTCCCGTTTAGCACTAACCGCCATATTAAAAAAGTAATTAGCGGCATTAAAGTCTTTAATTTTTTTGTATTTTCCAACTGTGCTTTGTAGTTTTTTAATAATGTCTACATAGTTGGCATCCGTTTTGTATGCTTCCCACATACCACGAGAGTTCTTACGAAACCCGCCTAGTTCTAAGGTAGCAAGCGCAATACCGTGTGTTTTTGAAGCGGCTTGCATACGGTCAATACCACTAGCCGCACCCGCCGCATCGAGCGAGTTGTTACCACCTAGCGTATCAACAAACAATTCTTCCCACGGTGCGTTTTTATCTGCCATCTGTTTACGCACAGACTCTACTACCCCCGCGGTACGGGCAAAACGGTCGGGGCGTGTTACGGTGTCGATAGCACCTTGTATGATGCCTTTGGCTGGTGGTGGCCCACTAAATACTCTACTAGCTTCAGCATCAGCCGCATCAAGCGCAGGGCTAGCTAAACTAAACCGCATCACGGCTTCTTTAGAAATCTCACGTACTGCTCCCGGTTTGTTTTTAGATGACGCACCAGTTTCTCTAACATAACTAAACTTGTTAATCTTATCAAAGATTCCTTGGTTGATTGCCATTTCTCGAACAGACCTAAACGCTGTACGTACGATTTGGTCACCCACCAGACCACGTTTAAACTTAAAGTATCCGTTCTCTTGGAAGATTACGTCTTTGTATTTCTTTATTACCTCTGGACTAATAACCCCAGAAGTGCCTAGGTATACACTGTTCCAAGTTGACCCATCCATAGCTAAGTAGAACGTATCCACCACAGCAGGCGCAACATACTTAGCTGACCGCTTAGGAGGAACAACGTCTAGGTCTACGATCTGTGCTTCTATAGAGTGTGGGGTAGACGTGAATATAACCCCCGCATTAGCTACAGGACCAAACGCACCAATAGGTCTAGCATCAGAGAGTTTAATATCATCCGTGCCAAGCTCAAGGATTTTGTATTTGGTTAGCTTTGCCCAATCGGTTTTCTTAGTATTAGTTTCCCTAATCTCATCATTGAACTCAACTACAGGCGTTTTGATTGCGATGTGCGCAGCACCAAAGGCGGCGTTGACAAGGTCTTGTTCGGTTAAATCTTTACGGAAACCAATCTTACTTAATGCCGATTTTAGTGCGGCGTAAATTCTACGTAGCCAAGTATTCTCTGGGCGGTAACTTTGCGGTGTAACACCTCGATTGACTAACTCCTCAACCATATAGGCAATGATTTCATCATCTACGCTACCACCCTTGGCTAGCGCAGTTTGTGCGGCTTTACCTTTTAGATCACTTCCTTTAGCCCATTTACGGACTGTGTTAGCAAGGTATTCACGTTCGCCTGATTTCAACGCAAGGTCAAACCCAACATGCGCACCCAACTCGTGCAGTAGCACACCAAGTTCGTTACCAAATTTAATGTTGTTTGCAACTAAGTAAACCCGCCCTTTGTAAGCAACACCCTTAGCGGTTGGGCGCGCTGTGAACGGTAGGTCAGATACATCCTGCACAATAGTTACTAGACGGTTAAAACCTTCATCAAACCTAAACCATTTCTTAGTTGCCTTCCGCACATTATCAACGGTATTGCCTGTGCCCTTGCCGGCTGTCTCGGTTTGCGAATAACGGCGTGAACCAACATACTCATCTATTGCGTCGTCTACAGCGTTATCAAATTCTTCTTCAAGTTCTTTTACTAGTTTCTTTTGCGCTTCAGTTGAAATATCCGCAAACTCTTCTTCCGTGCTTTTAATTTTTCCTTTTACTACTTTCTTCTCTTTCTTTTCTTCTTTTGCTAATAAAGCTTGCTCTTCTTCTAACTCGGCTTGAAGTTCGGCTTGAAGTTTTGCGTCATTTATTTCTTCAGCAGTTTTAGTTTCTGCAACAGCTTCTTCAGGTTTGGTAACCGTAGTTTGCAGCGCGGCCTTATTGATTGCGCGCCTTGCTTTTCTGTTTTCTTTAACAACAGCTTTTTCTTTAGTCTTAGCTTCTTCTAAGGCTTCAGCTTTACGCCGTTCAGCTTCGCTTCCTTTTTTGTATCGCTCAAAGCGCCGTGTCTCACGTTCGTAGTGTTTTTTCTCTTGGGGTGTAGCATTAGTTTTTGCGTAGTCAGCAAAAGCCCGTGCGTGTACACCGCCTTGACCTTCATACTCCCTGCCACTACCCTGCTCTTCAATTGCACCTGTAGATTTAATTACTTTGAACCCACCAGCAGGTACGTTCTCTACAGTGTCATAAGCTAACGCACTAAGGGCAGTGCGCATGTCCCCATAGTGGCTTACATAACGGCGGGTAGCATCAACCTGTGCGCGTTCTTCTGGAGTAGCGTTAGGCTTATACGGTATCTTATCGAGTTCCGCTTTAGTGTTAGCAAGTTTGTTAGGTTGAACTTGTTGCGTTACTGAGGTGGCGGGTTCTTCTTCTGTTGACGTTTTAGGCGGCTCGGTTTGGGTGGTTTTAGGGGCATTAGTTTTTCCTTTATTAACAAGGTCATCAACCTTAGTCTGCATTTCGTTTTGTAGGCTTTGTTGCTCATCGGTTAGTGCACTTGACTTCTTTTCTTCTCCTCCATCAAGTTCAACAATAGGTTCCCCAGTAGTTCCCACTCCGGCTCCCTCAGTAGAAGTAGGGGTGGATTGATCGGTGGTGTCTGATGATAAAGGCACGACAGCGCCGCTTGCAGGTCCTGTTGATTTAGCCTTTGCAATAGTTCTAGGTTTGGCATTTTTGCCCCCCACTTGGTTTACTTCGGTTATTTTATTCCCAAAATGTATACCTTCACCAGCATCGTTTAACGGACTTTGCTCATTAAAAATTTCTACAGGATGCAATCCTTTTTTGGGTTCAGTTGTATACGGAACCTTAGCTAACACCTGCCCTTGCTTAAACCCATAATGATTTTGAGAAGCTATAAGACTGGCTGTCCCATTACCATCGGGTACTAACGCTGTAGGAAGTTCAGGGTTTTGAAATACGCCTGCAACGGAATTAACACTGTCGGTATCCATAAAGATTGTTTTACGCGACTTCGGTTGTAATCCTTTGGTAGTGTCTTTATGGTTTTCCCCACTGCGATTACGTTGTGTTGAGTTGTCGTCATACAGACCATAGGTAGACCCACGCCCAGTGCGAAAGGTTGCTACTACGTCATTACGATTTTCAAACGGGGTGTATGTTGGCAATCCTTCAGACGCGGGTTTAGGGGGTTCTATCTTTGCAATCTTACGTTTTGGTTGGCTAAGTAATTCTTCCGGGGTTATTGCTGTAGCAACCGATGCTTCATCACGACCTTCTAACTTGGCCTTTGCAATTTTACGTTTTGGTTCGGGTGTAGTTGTAAGGTTACTATCGTTGTAAGCATCTACTTGCGCTTGCGTAGTTGCAACTGACCCATCAGGTAAGGTAACAGGCGTAAACGGTTCTTGCTTGGTTAATTGCTTTGGTTCAACAGATGCGTTGTATTCATCTAATTGTTCTTGTGTGGTTGCAACTGACCCATCAGGTAAGGTAACAGGCGTAAACGGTTCTTGGTTAGTTAACTGTAGTGGTGCTGTGGGTGGGGTTGTAGGTTCAGTTGGGGGTATTGCTTCGTATTTACCAGAGGGCTGTGCGTTCTCAGATTGGGGATTTCCACGCATTGCACCAGCAAGTGCACCCGCAGTACCACCTACCGCTGCCGCCCCAAAGAAAGACTCAAAGTATTCGTTTTTAGCATCTTTATCGTCTAGGGGTAACCCTGCTTGCCACCGTTCAGCAGCTGTTTCTAAAACTTCGGTAGGAGCTTCGGCAATAATACCGGCGGTTGAACCTGTTAATACTCGTCCAGCTAAACCCGTCCCTTTACGTTTTGCAAGTTCAGCACCTATTTCAGTTCCAGCTTTTTTACCTAAAGAACCTATCCCTACAGTAAATTTATCCGCAATATACCCAAATGGGGCGGTACCCGTTGCGGTTAAAGCAGCTTTAGCAACTTCTAGTTCTTTTGGATCATTTTTTTCTTGCGCTTGCCGTACTAAGAAATTTCCAAATTGTTGTACTCCGTAAGTAGCAATACCAACTGCAGTTCCACCTAGCGGAGTTAGGAACGGGCTAGTCGCAGCCGCCGCAGCTAAAGGCACCGCCATTCCGGGTGCAGATTGGAGAAACTGCTCAGAAACAAATTGAGGAACTTGCCTAGCCGCGGCAGCTAATCCTTTTTCTTTGTATATATCTTGTATACGGCCCGCGGTTAAACCTTGTTGTTTTGCGGCATCTATTTCGTTTTGTTCTTTTATTGCCTCCATTTTTTGGCGGGTTTCTTCGTCTGTACCCGTAATAGACGACGCGGCTAACCCTAGCCCTGAGCCAATTTCTTTAAACGCACCAACCCCACGTTTAAGTGCACCCCTTGCGCTTTCCATAAAACCAAGGTCTTCAGGCGCTTTATTACTTGCGGCCTGTTTCTCTAGTGTTATACGCCTAGCTGTTTTTTCGATAACTGATTTGTCTGTATCATCGGGAAACTCTAGGGGTGTGCCATCGTAAAGTTCAACTTGTATCGCCATTACGCTTTTCCAGTAATAAGTTTACCGTTCTTATCAAACTTCATTGTTGTTGCTGCACCGGAACCGAGCTGTTGGGCTACCCACTCTGGAGACATCCCTAACAACTGTCTATCGGCGGGTGAAGTATTTTGTATTAGTTGTCGGTAACTTTGATTAGTAGCATCAGCATCACTAAGGTCAGGAAGTCGACGTTTTAAATCGGCGGCTAACATTTTTTGAGCAGTATCAAAACGCCTTTGTGCCGCGGTTTCCCGATGTGCCCTAGCAGTTTCAGCGTTAGTAGCTTGCTTAAGTTTACGATCTTCTTCTCGGCCAATACCCGCAGTAAAGGATTCAACGCCTTTCTCTAAGCCTTCACCTGCCGCACCGAGAAGCGTACGAGCTTTGCTCTTCATCATACCTGCACCCGTACCCATAAGGGCTAGACCCAAGTTACGATAGAACGCTCTTTCCTCTTCAGTTGGTGCATTAGCGGCTTTAGTCTTAGCAACTTCAACTAACTGAGCGTCACTTGGTTTTACTGCCGCAGGAGCAACTGCGTCTGTTTTAGGCGCGGGTTTATTTTTTCCTAAATCCGCAATTCGCGCGGCTTGCATAGCTTCTGGCGTAGGTTTTGCAGGTGTAGTGTTTGCTGCTGGCGGAAGCCCCACGGCTACTCGCGCGGTGTCAATAGGACCCCTAGCTAAATCTGCAATACCCCCACCTATTTCTTGTGCTTTCTTTGCAATGTCTTTTCCACGGTCACGCAATGATGATGACCCCAACGCCCTAGCCATTTCTGACCTTACACGGTTTTCTAATCCGGCGTAATGTTGTTTAGCATTAGGGAAATTTTTAGGTATGTTTTCTATGTCGTACGCACCCATGTTAGCAATGAAAGTTTTTTCGTTAACTTTTCCATCAGAACCAGTTGCGTCTTTTATTGCTTTTTGAATAGCTTTAGTGCCGGTTTCACCAAATGCGTTACCAGCGCCAAGTTGGTGCGAACGACTTGCAAAATATCTAATTATATTAGGGTTGTTAGCAATTTCTGCAGGGATACCCAATTCAGGTTTTAAAAGAGTGCGATGCGTAGTGGCTACAGTTTTTGCAACTATCGCTTGTTGCATACTTAAAAATTTCTGTGGGTCTTTTTTGTTTGCCGCTGCTACTTGTTTAATAAACTCAGCGTATTGTTTTGGGTCGTTAGGATCAGCAGTTATCTTATCCCCTTCATTTGCTTGGGCGTTATAATTTTTAATAAAAGTAGTTCCCGCACCATTAGCGGTATTAAGTTGCCACGGTCCAATATTAACCCCCTTGTTAGAGTCAAGGTTTACGTTTCCTGAATACGCCTGTCGGGTTTCTGGCGTATTAGTTTGGGTTTCAAACCTAGTTAGACTATTAGCAACATCATTAGCAAATTCATCATGCGTTTGTGGAGGTTTTGTTGCAACTGCCGCGGCATTAGTTATAGCTGCAGGACGTTTTCCAAGCTTTGTATTTGCGGTTACCGCGCCTAATCCGTCTACTGTGCCCGCTGTAACCGGAGGTGCATCGCTTGATACAGGAGCATCTGCAACTTGAACAGGCCTTGGTGCATAAGGGTTTAGTCCCCGAGATTGTGTTGGTTCAATAGGTGCGTTTGCAACCATAGTAGGTTTTTGTTTTTCTACAAACAAAGACTTAGCGTCAAGCGGTTTTCCATCCGCGCTTTTATAGGCAACATGTACGTGAGGCGCAGTAGTCCTACCTGTTTTCCCCATACCACCAAGTGGTACACCAGCTTCTATAGCGTCCCCCTTCTTTACATTTATATGGTTAAGGTGCGAATAACTAGTAACTGTTCCATCAGCGTTTAATACTTCAACATGGTTGCCAGCGGTTCCTTTTTCACCGGCGTAGGTAACTGTTCCCGCGGTCAAACTACTAACGGGTGTACCTATTTTGTTGCCTGCTGCCCCTACATCTAAAGCAAAATGATCTTCCTCTTTGCCGGTTATAGGGCTTTTGCGTTTTCCATAGCCGCTTGTAAGCTGACCACCCGGGATTAGCAAACCGTAATTGTATTTAACTTCAGGAGCTTCGCCCGCATCAGTCCTAGTTGCAGAAGGTGCTTTAGCAAACATATCCCCTGCAGGTTTAGCGGGTTCAAACGGCGCGTTGGCTCGGTCTAACACTGCTTTGTCTTCTTCACTAAGCGGAACTTCTGCGGGGTTAGCAGATGGCATTAAAGAAGCAAGACCTTGTGCATTTACTGGGGCTTGCGTTTCTACTGGGGCTTGCGTTTCTACTGAGGGAACTAAACTTTCTTCTTCGCCATTAAACGCGAGTAACCCACCACTTGCCGCTTGGATAGGGTTTTCTTCAGGCATGTTGCCAATACCACCTTTGTCGTAGACTTCTGGAGAATACATATCTGACCGGATAGGTAATGCACTAATACCTTCTTGACTCTGCATTTTGTCTAATACAGTAGGCTCGTTAGGGTTGTAGTTTTTAATAGCACTATCATTTTGTGAAGACTTTTGCTCATCTTTTAAGATGCCATCCGCAATAAACGCAGCTAATCGAGCTTGCTTAAGCCCTTCTGGAGGATTTGTTTTATAGCGGTTGAGAATCTCACCCGGCTTACCGCCACTTTTTACGTGTTTCATCTCCATAGCCGCAATCTGCTCGGCTAACTTACCTAGGTATGTGTTATCTGCAATCCCACTGCTTTGATTAAGTGCCATGTTCTATTCCTCTATTTAGCCATCTGAGCGCCGTAGCCATAGGACAGCCCACCTAACCCTGCTGTAGCCAGACCTGCAAGTTGATTTGATAACGGGGGTTGTGCTTGATACATTGTCTGGGTTGACCCCGTAGATGGTGTGCCGCGTAGTATGTCAGACATAAAACCAAGCTGTTGGTATGGGTAACGCTGTTGATTTAAGAAGTCATTATAACGCTGAGTTAGCTGTTGCTGCTGTAACGCTTGCTGTTGTGCACCGGCTTGTTGCTGTGCAGCATTAATACCCATGTTTTGAGCGTAATCCATCTGCCCAAGGTTACCTAGCTGATTGCCCGCCGCTAGCTGTTGTTGCAGCCCTTGAAGCCCTAGGTTAGACCCAAACTGCCGAGACTGTTCACCCGCTTGTTGTCCTGCCAACCCATACTGCGCGGCAAGTTGTGCGTTCTGCATGTTTTGTGCATTGCCTGCCAAGTTCTGTTGTAAACCTTGCCCTTGAGCTTGAAGAGCCGCTTGTTGATTGGCTTGCTGTGCTTGGAGGCTTTGACCAGCGCCTAATTGTTGAACACCAAGCATTGCCTGTAAGTTTTGTTGACCCGTAGTTAACCCTGCCTGTTGGTTGGCTAATTGAGCTTGTTGGCGCATTTGCGCGTTTTGAAGATTGGCGGCTTGGTTAAACTGACCCTGCTGTAAACCATACTGCCCTTGTTGTGCTTGATTGGCCATTAAAGACTGTTGGTTAGCTTGTTGATTGGCTAGGTTTGCAGCTTGGTTAAACTGGCCCTGCTGCAACCCATACTGACCCTGAAGGGCTTGGTTAGCCATCCCAGCTTGCTGACCAAACTGAGCATTCTGTAGCCCAGTGTTGTATTGCATCTGTTGATTGGCAAGACCTGCTTGTAGCCCAGTTTGTTGGTTAGCCAGTAATGCTTGTAACCCTGTTTGTTGGTTAGCTTGTTGCGCTTGCATACCTGTTTGAGCTGCAAGACCCTGCGTTTGAAGACCCGCACTTAAGTTTTGAAGATTAGCTTGTTGTTGATTAGCTTGATTAGCCAAAGCTGATTGTTGCCCCAATTGCGCACCAAGACCTTGAGTCTGTAGGTTTGCACCAAGGTTTTGTTGCCCCACTGTTAATCCAGCCTGTTGATTGGCTTGTTGAGCTTGCAGTTGTCTTGCTTGATCTTGCTGAAACGCCTGTTGTGCTTGACCATATGCTGCGTTAAGACCTTGGGCTTGAATGTCACCTTTTTGAGTAGCTAAGTTACGCGCAGCTTCCGCATCCATAATAGCTTGACGTGAACCGCCAAAAGCACCCGCGCCTACAGCTTGGGCGTTACGACCTGTCTTAGCAACATCAGCGGCTCTCTGTGCTTCGCGTTGTTGAACATCCACCACGTTTTGGGTGTATGGGTTCATGTATTGTGACGCGGTATTAGGATCGGTAAAGTCTTTAGATGCTACGTTACTTGCTGGCCCCATCTGGTAGTTCTGGAGATTTGGGCCACCTACGTCACCTGCTGCTTGCATAGATAGGTTCTGCAAGTTTGGCGCGTTTACACGTTCTGCTTGTGCTTGCATAGCTGATACATTTTGCGGCCCTTGGAAGTTCATTCCAGAAAAGCTAGGTGCGGCGTTTAGTTGTGCCGCTTGAGTTCCTGCATATCCTGCTTCTGGAGCTGCATTCAGTTGCGCACTTCTTGCTCTCGCGCCATACACATCACCGGGCTGTTGCATTTGAAAGTTTTGCAAATTAGGGTTTTGGACATTTCCGTAGCTTTGAATACCCATAGGGTTAAACTGCGCACCCTGAAACTGATTGCCAAAGTTCTGTGGTTGATACTGCCCGTATTGCTGTGCTTGGTTAGCGACGTTAGCTGAGATGTCCATACCCGCGCCAGTGGCAGGAGAAGCAGTCATTTGTTGGACATTGCCAAACGCTTGTTGTTGCATTGGGTTAAAGCCCGCAATCTGCTGCCCACCGTAAGTTTGAAATGGGTTTTGGCTAATATCGGTTAGCGCGGAAGCTTGCCCCATAGCTTTTTGCGCGTAGGGTTTTGCCCAATCCGGGATAGTTGAAGTTGTAGTTGTAGTTTTGTCTGGGGTTGCCGGCGCTGAATCGCCGCCGCCACAAATGTAGCCGCCGCCAAGTTTTTGTCGGGTAGCAGATTCACCAAACGGTTCGCCCAGTGCTTCTAATTGTCTACGTGAGATACTCATAATTTAACCTCTATAGTTCGGTATTTTTCTACAAACCCGTATTTCTTTAACATACGTGCGACTGATTCTCTAGCCGCGCTTTCTAATTTAGTAGCCCCATTAGCCCTAGCAAACTGCTGCAACTGCTCAAAGGTTTCCTGATTTGTAATCAACCTTCCACCAATTGTTGTAACAAGCGCAACTCTATCTAATGGGCGGTTAAAAAAACTAACCGTTGCGGCCCCACAAATTTCATTATCTTCAACGGCAACCAGCAATTTCCAATCACCATTGGTTACTTTTGCCCTTACTTGGTCTAACGTAAAATCTCCTTTGGAATGAAGTATAGTAGCTTCAATAAAATCAGAGACTTTATCCCACGTGTAATTAACCCATTCTAAAGGTACGTATTCTATTTTCATGCGGGCATAAATTTACTTGGGTTAATTTGCTTACCTTGTTTCTTATTACCTACCCGTGCCATACGTACTTTATCCATCATCTGGTATAGACGTTTAGCACCTGCTTTGGTAGAACCGTTACCTAAGTGCGACACCACATCTGCCGGTATTACAAACTCACCATCGGCAAGCGCAGCGCGTTGTGGTCTTGGCCCATTAATTACAGCAGGGATAGAGTCAGACATCCCATCGCCATCACCATTAAGCAGTTTACCACCGGCAGCGTAAGTTTGTAGTGTGGCAATCCCACCCATAGCGTATTTCTTGGCTTTGATAGGGCCGCCAGCTCTGTCAGAAGGATGCTCATCCGGAACGCGCCGCTCCCTTCCATCTTCATCATGATAAACCTGCCAACCATCTTCATTGGTAAAAATTGGAGAACCGCCATATGTTGGCACTTCTGGCGTAGGTGGTGGAGGCGGTGGGGGTGGAGTTTGAGGTTGGGGAATTGGCGGTTGCACCATTCCAGCCAAGCCGCCGCCCGTATCACCATCCCCATGATTCATGCCAAGCCACCCACCGTCAATTGGCTGACCTATCATTGCAACCGCAGTTGGGTCTCTATATTCGTGCGTCATAAAATTGCTAGTATCTATAGTTGGCGCAGGAGGTGGCGGCATATCCGGCGGCATATCATTGCCAATTTTTGGTTGATTGCTAGGCTCATCTCCGTAAACATAATCTCTGAACACCGGTTGAGTTGGTGGTGGTGGCGGCGGCATATCATAATCTCTGAACACCGGTTCAGTTGGTGGTGGTGGCGGCGGCATATCATAATCTCTGAACACCGGTTCAGTTGGTGGTGGCGTGTAATCTATAGGCGTGTATTGATAGTCCCTATCGTCACCAGACTGTCCTACTAGTTCACGATTAAACTTCTGACCAGCTTCGTCTTGAAAATAACTATCGTCTTCATTTACGTGAATTTGTTGTATTTCACCTTTTGGCGCAGGCGGAGGTGGGGGTGGGGGTGGAGTTTGAGGCTGGGGAATTGGCGGCTGCACCATCCCACGCAGATCACCGCCCATAGGTGTTGAATCAGGAGGTATCAGCGAAGCTATGCCGCCCGCATCTGAGTCAGTTGAACGTGGCATTACATCAGCAGTTGGCGGTGGCGGTGGTGCAGGAGGCGGTGGTGGCGCAGGTTCATAATAGGTATTACCCCACTGATCCGTAACCATGCCTCCATCTGAAGGCTGTGATGTTGATTGTGTTGGCGGCGTATATGTTGGCGGCGTGTATGTTGGCGGCGTGTATGTTGGTTGCTGTGCCGGTTGATTAGCCATTCTTTCATCTATAAGTTTTTGATACGCTTGCTCTGGTGGCGTGTAATCTATAGGCGTGTACTCATAGTCCCTATCGTCACCAGACTGTCCTGTTAGTTTGCGATTAAACTTTTGACCTTCCTCGTCTTGAAAATAAGAAATATCTTCACCGTCTCTTATCGCGCTTATTTCACCTTTTGGTGGAGGTGGTGGCGGTGTATAGGTAGACTTAAACTCATTAAATCCGGGGAAATAGCTGGGATTTGCTGGTTGAGTTGGTGGTGGTGGTGGTGGTGGTGGCGCTGGTTGTGGCGCTGGTTGTGGCGCTGGTTGCCCAATAGAAGGAAGCCCCGGACTAGGCTGTGCTACAGGCTGGGTTGCGGGCTGCGCTACAGGGGCTACCGGCGCAATAGGCCTTGATGGATTAAACGCGAATGCCGGAACATCAGGAAAAGGGGTTCCGTTGCTGCTTGTTCCATCCCCCGGAAGAACTCCTTGGCTTGTAAAGCTTGGTGCAGAGTATTGTTGCGCAGGGGCGCCTTGTAATGACTTATTTAAGTTAGTCATATACCGAGCATTTTCTGTAGGGTCTGGTCGGTTTTGTTGAATGGCAAACGGGCTTTGGTAAGCAGGTTGTGTTGAGCCTTGACCTTGAGCCGCAAATGGGTTTTGGCGAGGTTGTTGATCTTCAGGCTTTACATTGCCACCTTCTTCGTAACCAATAGACCCACCTGATGCGGCTTTGTAGTAATCCTCTGGGTCTGATTCGTAGATACCTGATCCTGAACCTCGACTAGCTAAATCTTTACTAGCCGCCGCACCACGTAAAATTGGGTTTTTTGATTTTTTGGCAAGCGCAGCAATTTGTTTATCCGATAATTTATCAAGGGCTTTATCTAATGATGGCGCAGTTGCGTATCCTTCAAAATCAGGAGTTTCTCTATCAAACACGGGGATAACAGGTTTATCGCTATCATCTTCCCCACTATACATACCCTTTAAAGTGCGCGCGGCAGTAGCAGATTCTGGAACATAACTTCCCGACTTACCACTAAACGCAAGTAATCCACCACCAGCGATGTTAGCAATTTTGCTAATGACCCCCGGGGTATACCCTTGGTTAATGTAGTATGGTTCACCGGCTTCTCCAAAACGTGGATTACGTTCACCGGGTGAATAAGTGGTGTTGTAGTAATCAGGTGGCGGCTCTTTGGGAATAGGTTTTGGTTTGTTTGTTTCCGCAAGAATAGGTAAGGTTGCCGCCGTACCGGACTTTAATAGCCCCATACCACCACCAACCCCTGTAGACGCCGAACCCGCAGTAGTTGTTGTTATGCCATTAGTAGTGGTTGAGGTAGCCGGTACTGCTGCCTGCCCATAAAACGCGCTACGCCCACTTTCAGTACCTAAAGATTTAAGCCCTTGTCCCAGTTGTTTCAACGGCGTTTGCGCAGGTGAAGCGGTAACAGCAGATGGAGCGGGGGCAGGAGGAGAAAATACGGGTTGTTGGGTAAGCCCCGGACCAACAAGGCCGGGGGCGGGGGTTGCATTGATAGCGCCTACAGTTGAATTTGTAGCAGTAGACAACGGCTGTCCAAGACTGGGTGCAATGTTTTGTGCTTGAGTAGCCATTTGAGCTGGAGACATTCCAGCTTGTAAACCTTGACTTGCTATGCCTTGCCCTGAATAATTTTGCAACCCAGAACCCAACATCTGTGAACCCGTGTTTGCAGCAGTACCAGCACCAGCACCAGCACCAGCACCAGCAGCGGGCGTAACAAGACTTGGATTGATTGCGGTAGAAACCGTACCTGCACCTGCGGCGGGAGCCGCACCTGCACCTGCGGCGGGAATAGTACTAGCCCCAGCAGCGGCAAGACCTTCGCCAATTCCGTAGCCACCAAACGCGCCCATACCTGCCATCAAGCCTTTTTTAACGCTACCTGTAGCTACCCCAGTAGCACCGCCAACCATCAGTGCGGCTACAGGCGCGCCTACCCCAGTAGCAGTAAGCAACGCACCCGCTACCATAGGTAAAATCGCACTTAAAAACCCAGCTTCTGGTAGCCCAGTTTGCGGGTTAATGGTTAATGAGCCGCCGTGCGCCATTGCTAGTTGTTGTAGACCCGCTACTTCTTTTGGGGTCATGTGAACAAGCATGGTGTCTTTGCCGCGCCCCAAAGAGGCAATACCTTGGGCTATCGGACGTTGTTGGGCTGGGGGGTAGGCGTTCATAGTAGACTCCAAATTTTCTTCAATGTTATCATACAACAGTGCCTACTCTACCAGAAGCGGATGTACTTGTTAATGCTGCGGAAATTTGAGTTGTTCCATCAGCATCTTTCCAGAAAGTTCCGTTCCACCAAATAGGTTTATTTAAAGATGTATCGTAGTAAAACTGCCCTACTTGTAAATTTGCAATAGGGCGAGATGCTGAGTTCCCAGAGCTTGGAATAACTAAACTCTGTGTAAAACTGTCTAGCTGGTTAAAGTAAATACGTAAAGCATTGTTAAACTGATCTTGATACAGTGCAGCATAAGCCGTTGGCGCAATCTGTAGATTGGGGGCCTTTGGCGAAACTAACGCGCCGGTTTTTGCCGGAGTCACTATTTACCTCCTCCCGTCAGGACGAACATCTATACGGGTAGCACCTAACTGCCAAGTTACGCCAACGGTATCGGACTCAATCTTAAACGCCATTTGTCTGCCGCGAATCCTTGTGTACACCTGTTCTGTGTATTGTTCTACTGGGTAGGCTACGGTATTGATAACAGCGTTAGGGTCAGGAGCGCCGTAAGCTGCACCAGAAGCTTGTCTTGGCTTAACAACAATCATTAGCTGAGGTGATGTAGCGGTAGACCCTGAGAACGTAACGTCAGGAATCATACGCCATACAAACCCAAAGTTATGCCCGTCGCCAATGTCAAAGTCCGAAGATTGTATATACGCATCAATAGCAACCGGCGTAGCGCCTGAGTTGTCGTCAATCCCGTCTTCGTGATACATCACTTGGTTATACGGCTTGTAGAGAACCGATGAATACTGAACGTGGGTAGCCGCCGTTGTGCTATTAACACCTCTAATACATCCAGTTAAAGCGTTATTGGATACCCCAGTATAGGTAATGTCCTCAGAATCAATAGTTACCGTTCCAGCAGAGGGATATGAAGTGCCATCTATAAGGTTAATCTGTGTTGCCGCAGCCGTTAGAGCTACACCAAGATACGAGTTTTGAACGCTAAACGACCCCATTGGGAAACTACGTAACGGGCTATCTAGCCAAGCCGTGCGGTTCATTGTGCCGTAATACCACGTATCTTCTAAGTAGTTGTAGATTACGTAGCTATCATTGACGTTGCTTCCAAGAGATGGGTAGAACCACCATACTTCGTTCCATGCTTCGTTTGCACCGCACACAACTTGATACGCTTGGTCTTGGTTTAAGTTATTAAATACAAACTGCCGCAACGTGCAGGATAGTGTTTGCACCCGACCAGAATACATATAGAACTTATCTACACCCATCCAATAAGCAACTGTATTAACCACAATCATGGAGTTAGGCGATATAACAGATATGTTATCCATTAATAAATTAAAGCCCCAAACATACGGTGGCCCTAGATACTGCATTGAATACAGCGAAGCATCTGTCCAGATTAAAATCTCTTGACGACCGTTACGAGCCGCTACAATGGTTGACCCGCCCGTCAGCGCGTATTCACCAGACTGATTGGTAACCGCCGGAATCCATTGGTAAGGATTCTCTTGATCTGACCAACGAACTAACATTGGGTTAAACACTGTTTCAGAATTAGTTGGGTCGTACGGATTAGAACCCATCACAATTGTAAATCGTTGTGCATCAGAGGCAACAATCTGTAGCACCGTGTTAGGCACAAACGTGCCATCATAGCCATTTGTTGTTGCTACAGAGGCAAGCTCTAAAGCGCGTAACCATGTAGTTGTATCTGCTTCCCAATAGTATAAAGCGCCACCACGAGGGGCAAACAGCAAGTCTTCCCCAAAGTTGTCCATAGACCACAGCCGTAACTGAGAACCAACAGTTACTGTAGCCGCTGAACCCCACCCGCCTCTACCCCATGTTCCAGCACCCCAACCTGTGCCGGTTGTGTACACAGAGTTACCTGCATTGATCTGATAGTTAGCAACCACAGAAGACCCACCACCTGTAGCCGTTGAAGATGCCGCAGTTGAGTGAACAATGGTGAAAGAGTTACCGTCTGGAATGGTAACGATCTCGTATTCGCCGCTAATTGTTATACCGCCTACAGCAGTAGCACCTGAGAATGTTACCCATGTGCCTTCATTCGTGTTGTGGGCTGTTGCCGTTATAGTGACTAACAAAGAACCGGAGGTAGTAGCGATTGGGTTTGCACCAAGCGTTACAGGAGATGCTGCTGTTAGCGGAGTAATGTCATGGTAAAACCCGCCATTTTCAACGTAGAACTTTTGGTTAGTTCCTAGCGCCATTAGGTTCTGGAAAGCCAGAGTTACCCACACCCACATGTTACGAGCTACACCTTTAAAGGTATACGTTCTAGGGTCAGATATGCTTGTCCATCCACCGATCTTTTGCGGGAATCCTGAACGAAAGCGCACCTTCTCAGACTCCCACCAACCGCCTTCATTAGCGTAATTGGTAGATTCTCTGTTGACCCCTGCTTTAAACTGTAGCTTCTGTAATGGCATGATTAGGCAACCATAGTAACTGCTTTAGCTTCAACATCTGCAACGCGCTTTAACCAACCCTTACCATACGTAACAAACGTAGATAACGATCTATAGAAGTCTTCCTTAGCTTTACTAAACTTAGGCAGTAACTCTATCGGTGGCACGGAGTTAATTGCTCTCATCGTAGCTGGCCCCATAGCACCATCGGCTACTGCACCTACAGCCTTTTGGAGTAACTTTACAGATGCTCGTGGCCCAGCATTGATAGCAAAGTCAAATGCAGCGTAGTCAGTTCCCGCAGGTAGTTGATCCCCACACACTGCATCCCAATAGTTCTTCTTATACAAAGGCTTAACATCTTCTTTCTTTAGAGCCTTCATGTCATCCTGCGTAACTTTCTTGCCAATATGTGCTTCCCAGTTAGCCTGAGTGCAGCCCCACATCGTGCAGCCTTTACGCCCATCGGGTAACTTATTGCCCGGATCACGCTCGTCATTAGTAAACCCACCCTCGTGAGCAATCACTAACTCAAATGCTTTATCCCAGTTTTCTTTCATTGCTTGCCCTTCATATCAATGATTTTTTCTAGTGTGCGCCCACCGAAGTAGAACGACATAATGAGCATACCCCACTGCCCTAGAAGCTCTACGTAGCGTTCATTGGTATCTAGATCAAACGCACTCATCATAGCGAATATAAAATACCCTGTAATGATGGCTATCAACGTCATCGGGCGTATGTTTTTACTCAGCCAAGAGTCTGAACCCATGTCAGCCTTGAGGCGGTCTGTGAGGTTCGTCTGCTCAAGTTCATATAGCTTGGTGTCGTTAGCCATCTTCTGCAAGTCACCATTCTGCGCCATCTGAGCAAGTTCTAGCTGTGCCTTAGCCTTAGCTTCTGGATCGGGTATCAACTTGTCGATCAGTTTGCCGCCAATGCCTAGTAATGCGTCTAATCCAAACATATCATTTACCCTCTAAAAATTCATCCAGTAAAGCCCGAAACTCTAAACTATCCGCAGTGCCTAAAACCGCCGCTTCATTTTCTTTAATCAACATTAACTGAGACTTGTTACATCCCGCACCGTTCTTTTTAAGCCAATCTAAAGTAAGTCTATATCTTTGCTCTGGGTTATGTGTAGCTAATGCTATGTATTTAAAGGTCGCAAGACTGCATTTATTGTCTGCCCACGCTATGAACAAACAACAAGTTGTTATGGGTATGATTAAAAGCCATTTCATTTAGCCAGTTCTGTCGATGCTAGATTAATCCGTGTTTTGACTGCCGTTAAATCTTGCGGTTCTTTCTTGAACCCTACTGCTATATACCCTGCAAACTCACCCACTGGAGGCGGTATTGAACCGCGACAGACAAAGGTAACGCCTTGCTTAGACTCCCACTCGCTAGACTTGCCCGTTACAACTAAAGGGTTACATGCAACTTCACCTGCAAGCATTTGAATTACAGCACTATTACGAGAAGGGTCAGCGCCAAATAAACTAGAAACCATCCCATCTAAACTCCTATCAATACCTTTTTCAGACAACGCAAACATCGTTACCC